ATCTTTTCGAGTTCATTGAGCATCGAGGCCACGTCGCCAGCCTTATTTTCGTCTCTGTCGCCCAACGCTTTATAGATAGGGTCAACGATGTCCAAGACGAACGCGCGCCGGCGGAGCACAGCCATCAGATCATCAGTAAGATTCTCGATGCCCTCGCTATGGCCGCGCAGGTTCCACGCGAGCAACATGCCTTTGTCGAGCTTGACGCCTTTAGCCTTACAAATCAGTTCTACCCGATACCAAAAGAAGGCTTCTGGGATTTCGAAGTTGAGGTAACACACTGGCCCGCGCTCGCATGGGAACCCCCACCAAGGCGTACCGGTAGCCACAGAAACAGCCAGATCGATGAGCGCCATCGTTTTACGCCCCTTGGACGTGCCACCGATCACAAACTTACTGCCGCGATGCAGGATGCCTTGCACGAGCTCCGCGGGGAGCGGCGGCCGATTACCATTCGAATAGAGAGAAGCATCAGATAACGCCGGCAACCGCATCCGGCCCACCTGCGCTAAGGACTGGACCGCTATGATTCGCGCCTCATGCTCACCGAGGAAATCAACGACCTTATCCGGCTCTTCGTATGCTTGGCGAACGCTCTCGTTTGAGGCCGCTATAACCTCACGCAAAACATACTTATCCCTAACAATCTCAAGGTAATACTGTATATTCGCGGCTGTCGGAACGAAATCTCGCAGGTCCATTAAATACCCTGGCCCACCTATTCGATCTAGCTGGCCCATGTCGCGAAGTCGATCAGTGAACGTAATGGTATCAACGGCGCCATCGTTCTCCCACATATCGCAAAGAGCCTCAAAAATTGTGCGATGAATCGGGTTAAAAATCTGTTGTGGTCCGATCATTTGCCGGGCGATCGGTATGGCTGTGCGCGGATCCCATAGCATTGAACCGAGAACACCTTTTTCGGCTTCTTCGGAGTGCGGCTGTTGTTGTTTAGAGGGTTGGGCTGGCAGTTGCCGCGGTGCTTTCTGATTCCGCGGTGTTCCACTGCCAGCCCGTTGTGTGGGCCTTTCGGCCGCTGTTAGCTCGTCCTCTTCCGGGTAAATGTTTTGAGACGGCGGGGCATGCGAGCCCTCTTTCGGGCCAGTATTACAAGGTTCGGACTCGCTTACACCCGACTCATCCCCGCCGCTCAAATTGTTTTCGGCCAAAGTCTTCCTAAGAAGCGCGCGCAACTCTTCTTTTGAATTGGCCATGTAAAATTATTTCGAACCGTTTAACTCGACTGCAGAACGCTGTCGTTCCTGTTTCAGCGCGTGAATATAGCGGTCGCCAATCTTCTGCGTGTACCAGCAAAGTTCAATGGCGTCAACGTCGGGTAGCACGAGGCCAGTCAATTCTTCCTGGAAATCAATGAGCGTGCCGTCTCCGTCGTACACCTTTTTTGTGCGCGTCTCGAGCTTCCATGTGCCGCGGTCACGCGCCTTTTCATCCATAACCACGAGTCCACTGCAAAGCCCCATGAAATAACAAAGCGCGTCATCATTGAACTCTTGGGGTGGCCCCCAGTTTTTGCGGCGTTTGCGGCTCATAAGGCAAGGCCTTGGGTTACAGAGCACCGCTTGTGAATCATCGGGATGTAATTAGCTTGTAGTTCGATGATGATCGCTGCACGCCCGAGCTCATTAGCCACTTGCGCGACCGTACCAGAGCCGCCGAAGGGATCCAGAACAACGCACAGATTGGTTGGCCAGTTGTCATCATCTGCACAAACGCTACCCGGTGCATCGCCATCCAACCCAGGACAGGTACAGCTCGCGCGATAACCGATTACGCGCTTTTCAACCATGCCGGCGAGGATGCGCGCTTTAACTTCGCTCGCGTTCTCAGCTCGGGTGCCCGCGAAATCCTTGATAGCTTCCCCGTGATATTCCCCGTTGTGATTACTACCACAGGCCAGTTGTTGCTCACGTCGTGCAGGCCCGCGTTCAATCACTGGCGCATAAGGCGCACCGCAGGCAGCGCAACACTTGGGCGACGTAGCGGCCGCGATGATTGGCCGCACCAGGTTAGTCGGGAATGTAGCAAAATGCGCGTCGCGATATGGCGCCGTTGGGATTTGCCACACTGATCGACGGTTGCGATTGCCTGTCCGCCCAAGGTCTCCTACCTGACGGTCAGTATCTCTGCGCCCAGTTCCTTTACGAGAGACAGCAGTAACGCTACGTCGCGGGACATACGTGCTTCGTTCACGCCCTGCTTCCCCATCACAAAAATAACTGTCACTCTTGGAAAACTGAAACACATACTCGTGCGCGGTTGTGCAACGCCAGTTACCTTTGCGCAGGATGAGGCCACCGTTATGCGTGCATTTGTCGCACCCTGGGCAATTCACAAGAGGGTCAGCATCCTGTCCCGTTTTGTCGAGTTGCAAGATGGGCACGCTGGGACCACGTTGCTCGCCTCGTGTGGTCCGCCCTTCGATAATGGGATTACATGATCGATTGTTACCTTCTTCATTCTTTTTCGGCACCAATAGCACTTCCTCTTGCTTGAACTTAGGATGAGTCGCCATTGATTTATAGTCAGGGGATTCTCTGAGTTCATCCATCCCCTGCGTCGCGCCTCTCGTTTCGCTGCCATCATCTGTCCCTTGAGTGTCTTCCAGTATCGACGATGATATTCCTTCTGCTTTTCGATTCGCCGCGGATCGTGTTGACGCTTGCGATCCTGCCGTCGAGCTGACGCCCTTCCCTTCTCTGTCTGTCGGAATCGTTTGGAGATTCTGCGGCGAGTTAACCTCCCCTTCTCCGACTGGGTGTAAGTTTTTTGCCTTTCCTTGCCCTTTACTGAAAGACTGTAAGCTAGGCGTTGCGCCTTCACTGCTGGCCGACTTTCCCTCGCACGGTCGGTCGCTATTCCCTTCGAGCTTCGACGGTATCTTGATTTCACTGCCGCCATCTTCTCGTCTCGGCACATCACGCAAGTCAGTGGCCCGGTTTTCGTCGTTACACTCAGTCGTCTGCAACTTACACATCTTCTCATGCACTGACCTTCTAACACGATGTTGCTCCCAAGTCCAGCCACGCACTGACTCCGGCATCGGGTTGTTTTTAAACCAGATGTTATCACGTCGCAGAAACCACCCATCAGCTTGCAGGGCGAGAGCTACGCGCCAGGGGATACCGCAGAGGTCGCCAGGCTTTAGGCCACCTACAATCGTCGAATACGGTTTCAGTGCTCTATATGCTCCACCATCACCCGGATGGCTTCCACTGCCGAAGTCTCCCGATGGATGACTCGCATAGCTATCACCCAAATTCAGCCAAAGCGTACCATCCTTTCGCAACACGCGCTTAACCTCACGGAAGATCAGGACCGAGTGCTCGAGATAGAGTTCCGGTGTCGGTTCGAGCCCAAACGTGCCACGCCAAGCATTACATTTAGAGCAGAAATCGGATTTCTTCGGCTTACGCGTGGCCGAGTTACCCGACAGCGTTTCGCCGGTCATGCCTCCATCGTGAATTATGCCATTCGCGCTTGGCTGAATGTGCTCTTGCCAGTCATGCTCGCAATCAGGATCACCACCCCAAATACTTGCCGGCAGTTTGTAATCGCGGAGCCCCCAGTACGGTGGGCTAGTCACAACGCAGTGCACACATTCCGCCGGCAACTTTGCGAGTTCCGTGAGGCAATCGCCCTGAATAATGGTCAAGCGATCGCTCAGAGTAACCCCCTTAGCTTTTCCGTAAGCCCTCGGTCATCATCCGGAGGAGGTGGCTCGACAAATGGCGGCGACTCCTCTTGATATGGAGGTCTGTCTGCGCTGGTTAGCTTTCGTTTTCGAAACAGTCCGCGATATTGCGGATTACCAACTTCAAACAATCGGGCATAATAGGCCCGGAACACGTTATTCAGCTTAAAACCGTCTTCGCTTTTGGTCTCTATGCTGACATGCCACCGAATCCTCTCAAATACCGCGTTTACCGAGTAATGAACGAAACCGGCGTCTATAACCTCTTGCGTGAACCGCAGGAACAATTTCCAGATGTAAGGGTTCATGCGATGAAAGGTCTCGAAGGCGGCAAAGATTTGATCTGCTCGCGTGCGCACGTTTCGCCTGCCCATCCAGTCAAAAAGGTCGCTCATGTTCGGCCTGTAGCGCGTTCTGACAGCTTTCCGCTGTCACTCTTACCCGAAAAATCCAGTATGCCTTGTTTTGGCCCTATCTGTGGCTGCGGGATGGTGCTCTCTGTATGTGGCGGGATAGTGATATTCAGCTCCGCAGCCAACCGATCGCTTAGCCACCATTCCCTTGGCGCCCTTGGCAGATCCACTTCGCGGCCACCAGGGATAAGCGCGTGCCACCCTGTCCATTTCGAGAACGCAGCGTCAAACACCGAGCCACCGTCGCGCACCATGATTGTGCGCCCTTCTGGCGGCGGGACCAACGATACGAGAACGAAGCGGCCACTCATTGTAAGTTTTATGATTTCATCCGAAAAAACTACTTAGTCGGGCTGAGCTCTAATGCCGTCTTTAATGATTGGGTTTAGCTCCATCACGAACTCAGCCGCCATTCTTCGCATCGAGGAAACACGAGAACCGTCCGCAGCGAACTGTTGGTATTTATGCCGAAGCTCGACAAGTTGTTGAACAACAGGCTTCAACTCTACGGATGATCCATTCGATCTATTCCCGTTCTCGTGTTCGTAGCTAATCTGGGTCTTAATTCTACCCAACTCGACTTCGAGTTCTCCTTTCTCCTGAATCCAAGTTCGCTGGTCGTTACAGAGGCTCCGGTAGTCACCGTTCCTCATCCTACCCGAAGTCCGCGCTTGGGTTCTCAGGGCTATCAACTTGCTATCCAGTTCCTTAATCCTCTGGATAATGTCTGATCTTCGCTGCCGAAGCTCTATCACTGTCGTTTCGTTTTTCATATTCATTTTCTCTCCCAAGGTTGCGTCCGCTTGACGTGCATGTGTCGGCAGACCTCGGCGTTGAGCTGCTCCCAAGTCATCTTGCCCTGATGTTGGTCCTCTACCCACATCACCACATCGAGCGTTTCATTAACCGCGCGATCATATATGGCGGTCTTTTGCTGGACATTTTTCGACCCGCCGAACATCGCTTCGGCCAGGAACAAATAGGACAGGACAAACAGCGCGAATACTGCTACCACTGACCAGTTTCGTTTGATGAAAATAGCCATTCGCCGTGCCGGTCACGGATAACGAGGTAATTCGATTGCCTCTATCATCAATCTCAGTCTTTGAACGGATACACGAACCGAATCACCGTGAGCTCGGATGTTTTCCGCTAGTGGCACTAGGACGGGGCTCGGCCGACAGATATCAGCCTGTTTCTCAGGTTGACGGAGTACAGACGAGAGTCGTTCTTCGAGAAATGACACGACTTCCGTGAGTTCATATTGTGCGCCGGAAAGCCTGCTTAATTCTTCCTCGACTTGTGTTACTGGACCGGTTGCTGGGCAGCCGTCCAATGATGGTTTATTTGGTTGGTTCATATTATTTAGTGTGACAGCCGCAGTGTTACGTTTCAGTCGTGAGGCGACTTCTTTGCCAAGGTGGACGTCGCGAGTTCGAGCCTCGTCACCCGCTCCCACGCAAAACTCCATATTATCTCTATAAGATCGATTATTTGGTTGCAAAGTGTGACAAAAAAAGTGTTACATCACGGAATGACCCATCCGAACGCACGCGGCATCTATCTCCGCGGCCGAACATACTGGCTGAATTTTCAACGTAAGGGTAAGCGTTTCTTCGTGTCCCTCGATACGGCGGACTTTGCAGAGGCGGTCAAACGCGCCATAGAGATCCGTGTGCGACCGGAACTCAATCGGGTCCATTCCTTCGATGCAGAAATTGACGCCTTCCTTGCGCACAAGCGCCGTAAAAACCAATTCACGGTGGCCAGCGCCAATGCACGTAGGTACATCCTGCGCGCGTTCGCCAGGGAGTGCGGCAAGGTCTCCCCCGACTACGTTACTCCACGCGACATTCAGATGTTTTACGACGGAAGGCTTCATCAGTATTCAGCGGTGACGGCGAACGGGTACGCGATGATTCTTCGCTCGTTTTTTCGGTGGTGCGTAGAGGTCGCGCACATTAGTCGGCAAAACCCATGCAACGGAATAGAGCTCGCCTCCGAGGTTGGCCATAAGATGAGAGACTTTTGCAGTGAAGAGCAGCGTGACCTTCTGATCTCCACTTGTCATCGTGACGATCTGCTGTTTTGCCTGTTTTGTGGTTTTCATGCCGGGCTAAGAAAGAACGAGATCATCGAAGCGCGGCCATTTTGGTTTGACCTTCGCGCTGGGCTCCTGCATCTCCGCAAGACCGCCACTATGAATTTCAAAGATCGAGAGGAACGCACCATTCCCCTTACGGACGGCTTCAAAGCGTTTCTCGATGGCTATGGCCTTCGTGAACCATTTATGTTGCAGCCGACCGTACGACACGGAAAAAACCGTTATCGTTACGATTTCACTAGACCGTTCAAGTCTCATGTAGAGCTCTGCGGTCTCAAATGGGTTACTCCGCATACCATGCGCCACACATTCGCGAGTCTTCTCGCAAGCGCCGGCCGCAGCCTCTACAAGATTTCGATCTGGCTCGGAGACGACCCACGCGTTGTAGAACGCCGATACGCCCGCCTTAAACCGAATGATCCAGAGATTGATCCAGCGTATCATTCTGGGAAATCTCCGGATGCCAATCGCTCGACGCATTGATCGAGTTGATTCAGGTCGAACAACGTCATCCTTGGTCGTTGCACCACGGGTTTAATCCAGCCGGCCTCTCGCATCTTGGCGAACAACGCGGGAACCTTCACGTACAGACCGGCGCCCTCAGCATCCGTGAGGCGCTGCGGGGATGATTCAGTGATGACCGAATACCTCATAACGCGTCCGATGGAACAAGCGCCTGCCGCTTCGGGCTCGGCTCAGCTTTCAGTAATTCGGGATGCTGCAATAAAAACTCATACGCGCGCTGCCGGCGGTCCAGCGTCGCTTCGCGCTCCCAGCGTCCGTCAACCACAAACTCGATGAGTAACGCGGTGGCGCAGGCGATCACTGTCATTGCGATGTGCTTCATGGTAACTTCAACGCCTCCCTTATCCTCGTCAGTTGATCCCATCCCTCGTCCACGTTCGATATTTGAATCGCGTGGAGTAACGCCCGCTTCCACGCTGTCGAGCAGTAAGGTTTCGATCGATCCCGTATTCGCCGCAGGCACGTAGCGATGTTTCCGGTTTCAACCAACTCTATCCGATCAGTTGTCGTTCTCATTTTTTCTTCCTCGTTAAACTCGGCTTCTGTGTTCCACGCTCGAGCACTGGTTCAAGTGCGCTTTCGACAGCTTCTTTTGCTTCCTGCCAGGTGCACTTCTTTTTGGCGCGCACCTTTTCCTCGATGTCGTGCAGCTTTGGGTCACAGCAGCCAAGTATCTCGTCGCGCGACAGGTCGCCGCGTAGTGTGAGCAATGAGATCGCGCGCCGCGGATCCGTGATGTCTCGCGTCGGTTTCGGTTTGCCGAGCTGCCACGTATCTAGCCGACCAGATTCAACGCGGAACCGCGCTTCATCGCGCGCCAAGTCCTTGATGAACTCTGCAAACTGTATCGACACGAGAACGTGATCGAGTTGTTCATCTGTGCACGTCGAAAGCGCCTGTTCCGCCGTGGACGCGCGCAGCGTCTTTGATCCCGTTGTGTTCGGGACCAGCATTAAACCCTTTTGCACCTTCGCCTGGTAGGCCGAGCAAATCAGTTTGGCTTTACAATATCGACACCCATCCTCAGTTGCGACCAATGGAGCATCGTCACGTCGAGACACCAACCTGATATTAGTTAGTTCAGCCTTAGCGAACTCAATATCCTTGGAGGTGTAGCACGCCATCGTCACGCGTTGCTCGTATGGCAACCGAGGCTGCGTGATGGCAACAACTATGTTCTCCGGGTGCCACGCGTCGTAGCCAGCGATCGCATATGTGCGCAACTGGTAATTCGCCGCCGCCGGCGTGACTTCCTTGAATCCGAATTTTTTATCTGTTATGACCAATAGGCTAATAGCCGGATACAACCGCCACCGATCACAATGCCCAGGGGTTTCGCTCTCGGTGCCAGCCATTGCTATCAATTCCCGCTCCCTGCCTTCCTCGAATGGCTCGTTCTCTGGTATAGAAAACTTCTCAGTAACGTACGCGAATATGAACTCATCTAAGCCGTTCGATATTCGCAGGAGATGCTGTTGCTGTGGCCGCAGGACCGCGCGCTCAAGCTTAGGATTGGCGTCAAAACTATGGAGCAGTGTGCCCTCTTGAGACTGCGCAGAATCTTGATCCGGAAGACCCGCTTCCAATTTCTCGCTACCAGGGCAGATTTCCCTGCGGAAGATGTTACTGGCGCTCGTTACGGCCCTTAGCATTTACTCAGGCCTTGTTAGCGAATTTAGAATCCAGTACACCCGATACAGAATCCCACTCTTCGATGAACGTATAGAGTTGATCGAGGGGGATCTTCTCAAGCGTGTCTTGCTCTTCCGTAGCCCACTCGTTAGCCTTGGCCACGGTGAGTAGTTGTTCGCGCGTGTAACCATTTTCGGCCAGACGCTTGTCGATTTCAGCTATGGTTTCCGCGAATGGACCTGATGCCCCGGACACCGGCGGCGTAGACGTACCAGCCTCGAACGGACTAGAGGGTTCAGCCGCCTTCTTATTCTGCTCTTCGGGCTCCTTAGACTTTCCCTTCTTTTTCGGCTCAGGTTTCGACTCCGGTTCGGTTGGCTGTGGGTTTTCCGGTGCATCCGTTATTTTCGAGAACTTTGGCGACTCAATCACTGGGCCAGTAGAGCTAACTACCGTGCCTTCTACGTCGATTACTTCAGAGTCATCTTTCATCCCCATCAATACTTCAGGAGCGTACAGTCTGCCGAAGAATGTCGCGGCCCTGTAACGCAACATCAGCTCTGGCATCGTCTGCCACTTACTCCCGTTCTTACCGAACCAGCCCTCAGCCTTAGCCATCGCGATCGATGACGGTGGACCTTCGAGCTTCTCGTTGGTTCCCAGCTCCACCGCCCAGGCTGTGCACTGGCGCTTGTCGCCTTCGCCTTCCATCCTGAATCGCAGTGGAGAGAAATGACCGGTTGAGTTAATCGCCGCGATGATGAACTGGCTGCTCCACGCCGGTTTGCCGTGGACGATGTACAGGTTTTGCATCACCGCCATCGGACTGGCGCCCATCCGCGCCGCCATTTCCAGGGCAATCAGGCAGTTGGGCAGATTGTTCTGGAATGATGTCGGGATGAGGCTCGACTTCGAGATTGCGGTAGCCATGCGCTGCGCGAGATCGAAGTTTGCCGGTGCGAGTAATGCCGCGGCCGCTAATGTGGTCGCGTTGTTTTGTGGTAGTGCTAGTGATTTTTCAGTCATAATATCTGTCGTTTTCTAGGTCTAGGTTATCGTGTTGCTGTTGGTTGTGATTGTTGCGTCGTAACTGCGCGAAGTAGCAGTAAAGCCCGTAAAGAAAAAGTACCGCGCCTACAATGACGATCATTGGTCGAGTAACTGGCGCAAGATCCCGCGCCATTTGTATGCCTTGTTAGTGTGATTGCTAATCCGGTGTTCAATAAGTTGCTGTACGACAGATTCAACGGTTGGCCGGGGTTTCCGTTTTCCGGGCGCTAAATACCCGCCTTCCACCAAGACGAACGTACCAACTATGTTATTACCGATCCTGACCGACGAGTATTTAGACCCATTTGGGTAAGTATCTTCAGTGATATGAAAAGCACGGAGACTCATTTGTGCCTTAGCGGGTATTCCCTGAGTTTCCTGAGCTCCATTTTCTCCCGGCGAAAGCAGAACAATTGAAATTGCCGCTTGGCCAAGCGCGCGGCAACCTCGGCGTTCTCCGGTTGCCACCCATTGAATTGCGCACGACTCAGGCAGCGCGTCTGTGTCCGGGCAAAGGCGCCAATAAACCAGCCGGCGCGACGCGCCAGGAAGAGATAAACGACGATCTTAACCTTGATCATCGTATTGCCCCTCGCTTCACGTTCAACATATAAAGCGCCGCGTTCCAGGTTGCCCCGAACGCGATCAGTTCGAACACGCACTCCTCCACCAGTATGCCTTCCATGCTCTCGGTGGTAACGGGATGCAGCTTTCCGATCTGGCAACGCATAAAGGCATACTGATCGATTGGCTCCATAGTCCTGCAATCGAGCCCGCTCATAGCAACCGCATCTTCCCGCGTGTAACTACGCTCTGGATCCGGGACTACTGCCGGCGGGTTATCTTCCGCAGAGCTAAACGACTTGTGTAAATCGTCGATCTGGCAAATCACGACGCGCGCCTCCGTATAGCCATTTCTCTGTCGAACGAGATGATTTGAGCCATTGTCATCGAAACCCACTTGATACCGCGGGACGCAAAGAACCGATCGCAAGCTGCGTCCATTTCCTTGATCTCGCGCTTGCTAGGCAATCCCTGGTAGGGAAGTTCCCGGAATCCGCATCTAACTTGGATGCCGTCACAAGTCTTGGCCGTCCTGAATACCTTTCTAGGTTTCAGTCGGCCACCGTTCGTGGATCTTACCCGATCGTAATACCTGCGCATCCGAAGCGCGTCCTCATTCGGGTTATCGCCCAGTGGTCGTCCACGTCCACGTTTCGACAGCGTTCCGCTGTCAAGACAGCCGGTTAAATCTTGAAAACTCATTGTGTAATCCTCCTTGGTTTTTGTATCAACGCCTTAGTCGCCGTCCGCACCCCGCGCGCTATAATGATCCCGTCCTTGTTCGTCACACAGATGGAGTTCGGCCCAATCGATACCGTATTCTCGCCGCACGAAGAAAGGGCTTTATCCCCGAACCTTACCTTGGACTGTGCCTGTAAAAGACAAATTGCATTTCGCACCGCGTCATTGTGTGGGTCCCTCATTGTACCGTCGCCTTTCCGTTTGCCGCCTTCCGAATCAACGCTTCCGCCTCCGCGATATATTTCGTTGGCAGAAACGCGCGCAGCGCCATGTTCATGGTCTGCGAGATCGTGTGCGTGGTTTCCTTGTTGTAGAGCGCCAGTGCGTGAGCAATAACGTCGTTAGCGCGAAACTGAGGCCGAGTGCTTATCGGCTTCTCGTTAGGAGTGATTAAGCGAGATTTAGATACCGGCATAAAAGAAAAAGGCCATTTGCCAGTATCAGATTCCGCCTTGCTTCTGGGGTCAGGTTTTGGCTGATGGGGTTCATGGATGCGTCCTTGTTTATCGCTGTCTGACAGTGACTACAAGACTTTTTTTAAAATTTCTTCATTTTTGTCTGACAAATTTAAATCTTTTACTGTATATGAGGTGCGGTTGGAACGAGTTAGATGTGAAAAAACAACACGAAAAAGAAGAGAACCATAAGAAGGCGCACCCCGGCGATTATCCGAAGATCGAAGGCCGCATTAGCCCGTTGTTGAACCTCGCGCTTGAGCTCTACATGCGCGACCGGCATCTGGAGAACCGTAGCGAGGTGCTCAAGAGCGCCCTGGGACAGTTTCTCGAGCGCGAAGGCTACCTGGTGAAAACCGTTGGAGAAGAAGTGGGGGAATACAAAGTCACCACTCCGGAGGAACGCGCAACCATTCAAAAAAAGATCGGATTCATTCCCCAAGCAGTTCGGGAGCAACTGCTGAGATTCACTCCCGGGATGTGAAGAAAATGGCATGAAGGTGCGAGGTAATGCCCTACATTTTTCCACGCGTAAAGAAAAAAAGTGTCTGACAACTTTTATGAGGTCCAAAATCATTAGCTTTCGCGCACCGGCGCCGCTCTACGACGCCATGATGCAGTTGTGCCGTGATAACGGCTACGGGGAACTCTCAAACTTTATGATCGCGATTGCACTTCTCTCCATTCAAGATTCCCGCCGTCCCAACTGGATCAAACACATCGCGAACGCCAAACCTAAGATACAGGATTTTATGATCGACAGACTGCTTAAGTGGCCACAGGACAAGGAAGGCATGGTCGAGGCGATGAGGCGCATGGATATAAACAAATGACCGACCGACAATACAAACCCGATTTGAGCGTCCGATACTCTCCCCGCGTCTCGCGACGACTGCGAAACGCCGTCAACGCCGTGTGCCTCGCCTGCGACATGCCAGAGGCCGATGTCCTGCGCTACAGCTTTGAAGCCGCCGTATTGACCGCCAGGACGCGCCTACGACGCGCTACAGCGTCCGATCCTGGTCCGCTTGACGCAATGATCACCGTCCGCACCAGCCGGCGCATACAGGGCCGCGTAGCGGAGCTGTGGCGCCGTTACCCTAATGTCCTGAAAGCCGATCTACTCCGCGCGCTCGTGGATTCAATTCTCAGCGTCGCCCGACACCGAGGCATGGCTTATGTAATGAGACTCAGAGAAGAAGCCTTGCGAAAATTGTAAATAAAGTGGTTGCGGGTATTTGGCCTTCCCAATACTTGAAGGCGATGAATGAAAAAAACGGTATTGGGTCCGATTGGAGGGATTGGACTAAGTGAGCCGGCGCTCGCTATCGAGCGGAGATCCCGCCACCCTCAAAAAATGGCATAGATTTCTTAAAAAATTCCACTCCATCAAGTTGAGAAACCTCTTTGATGTCGAAATTCTCAGGGATGTATTCAGCCATCAACTTAGTCAAGGAACTGGCCTGGGGCATGGTGCCAGCCGGAAGCCAAAACACAAAACGAATCATCAGAACGCTCATGCAGGGCGTTCGGTACTTAAACACAGCTTCAAAAACCCAAACCGTCGCGGCAAGCAGCATGATGTTTCGATCAGGAACAAAATCTAAGACCTTAGTAAGATCGCGCGATGAGTGTCTTATGAAGTCGTATGCACCGGTCAATTGCTCGTGCCCGATTATTTCTGTCAGCCATAGCTTCAATCCGCTTTCGCTCGTTATATCGGACAGGGTTCGATATGCCGCTGACGCTAAAACGTGAACGCACAAATAGTCTCCGTTATGGAACCAAAGCCGTATCGCGGTATCTATCAGCCGTACCAAAATCTCCTCGCGGTTTATTACCACCATGCTGCCGATCTCGATTGCTCTCTCTCTTGCAACAATTTGTTCCGGCGTGAGGGGTTTGGGGTTGCCTCTTCTGCTCTTTCTGCCCTTGCCCATCTGACAAGCAAGCAATTACACCAACTTATTCTGCACAAGGTAAGCGCGGCCTTTTGGAGAAATTCCCAATGTGGCGGGTCTATCTGTTCCCATCCACGCGCTTTTTATACCAGTGCTGGTCCATTGAACCATGCCAGCGTCGATTAGAGCGTCCTTATGATAATTGGCCAACCCGACATCAATTCCAAGCTGCTGCGCGATTGCTGCAACCGAAAGATCCTGGTTAAAAAGCAATCCAAGGAAATTGATTTCTATTTCTTCGATTATGCGAGTTTTTGGGCGAAAGCTATCAAGTTCTTTTTCAAGGTTTGCCATCTTCGTTTTAAGCTCCGCGTTCTCCGTCGTGAGCGTTTCGATCTCCTTAGTAAGCAGTCCGAGCTTCTTCTCCTGAAGATCAATTACATCTTTTTTGACTCCGGCATTTCTGAACGCATTTGCGATGCTATTCGCGATCTCCTGCCAGTTCATTCCGAGCCAGTAAATCAGAGTCCGAACGCCTCTGACAACCCGATAATTCGACAAGTATGCAACAAAATCGTATATGTGGATTCATGGCAGACCGTGATGCTAACAAAGAGGCTCTCGATCAAGTCGAGCGCGTTACCGAATCAGAGCCGCTCCAAGGCGATGATTTGCTGGAGTCGCGCGACCTCAGGCAGCAGTTACGCGAGGCCAAAGAGCATCTCAATTCCGACGAAGCCAGCTCGCCAAAAGACGGTCGAGAAGGCCGGAAAAGTTAGGCTCTTTTTCCTTAGCCCTCTCCGCGTTTTCCTGTGTCAGGGTGACGGTGTAAGCCGCTTTTCCTTCAGGCTTTCGGCCAGCTCCCTCTCGTTTACCGCCTCTCTTTTTCATTTGAAACAATACGTATCTTTTCTATTGACTAAGATTGAATCTATACGTATTCTTTCAACCAGTCAAGAAACACGTATGGCAAATAAAAGACTCTCTAAAGATAAGCAGGCTTTAGTTTTGGCTGCGCTGTGCGAAGGCACGCCAATCCGCGCGTGTGCACGCATGTTCAAGACTAGCAAGAACGCTATCAAGCGTGTCATTCGCGAAACCGGAGAGGCCTTCGCGGATTACATGGACAAGGAATTTCGCGATCTTCCATGCAGCCGAATCGAGATGGATGAGCAATGGCAATATGTCGGCGCTCACGGAAGCAGGCTAATTAAGCCTGAGTCCGAACGCGGCGATTTCTGGCTATGGTGCTGCATCGACGCTGACACAAAGCTTGTCTTTTCGCATCGTGTCGGAAAGCGCGATTGGTGGACAGGAAACCAGTTTGTGGAGGATGTTCGCAATCGCGTGAGGCTTCCCGTCCAGATCGCGACCGACAATCACAGGCCATACGCTTTTCATATCCGGCAGCACTTCGGGTATGAGGGGTACGCTTACGGAACAGAAACAAAGATATTCGGCGCGCCGAAACTGACCGATGGCACGCTGGCACGTCTTGGACGCAATGAAGGCGTTCGCAAGATGGAGACAGCGGAGCGCAAGGTTGTAATAGGCGCGCCGGACTTAGAAAGCCTCACTACGAGTCATATAGAGCGGGCATTTCTGACCGTGCGGCAAGAGCTCAAGCGATTTGAACGCAAGGGTCTTGGCTACAGCAAGAGCCTCGAAATGCACAAGCTGGCCGTGGCGCTCCACTTTGGCGTCTACAACTTCGTTCGAAAACATCACACGCTAGGGACAACGCCAGCAGTCGCGGCAGGGCTTGAAGAGAAGCCGTGGAGTTTAGAACAGGTCATTGAAATGACGGCGGCTTACTGGGCGACCAGATGAATCGGACCCAACACCAAAAAAACCAACACACGCCCGGGCCGTGGACATCGGCGCAACAAGATACTGGTAAAGTAGCAATCTTTTCGGATTGCGAATATCACCAACGAATCTGCGAAATGGACGACTTCACGATCGGCATGGGGCCGATGAGTGAAGGCAAAAAAACCGGAGATTTTGGAAATCGTCCAACTGGAACATGGGGACATGAAGCGGACACTGATCGACGCGCCGCAAACGCCCGCCTGATCGCTGCTGCGCCAGAGTTACTACGCGCCTGCCAGTCCGCACTGGCATACTTGGGCGAGCCACCGTTCAGTAAGCGAAGCAAGTTCAAAAGCAATAGGCTGGCCGCGCTCAATATAATTCAGAACGCAGTCAAACTCACAACGCCACCGAAGGAGGACGCATGACAAACTCACCGGACATCAAAGCTCTCCGTGTTAAAACCGAAACGATCAAAAGATACTACGTCGAATATCCGGGCGGAGACATTTACGGCGGACCCTTCGACACGAAGGAAGAGGCCAAAGAGTGCCTAAAGCAGGCTCGGGAAATCGACGCTCAACACCCAATCCAATGAGCGATACCCGAACGCTATCTGACAAGGTGATGCAGGCCAAAGCAGAGGTCTTGCGACGAATCAAGTGCCCGTTATGCGAGCAATCAGTTAGAGTCAGGCGAGAAGCAACCGGTTACACCTACATCGATCGGCACTTTATCAGACGATCAAAACTCTCCAGGAGCTTCGGAACGAATTGGAACAAACCAGTTCTTTGCCAGCGTAGCTTCGACCCTCAGCCTTAAAGCCCAATCGCCTTGAGCGAAACAACGTGGTTATTCACGAGCCACGATAGCGCGGTAATCGCGCCGACCTGCTTACTCTCCGCCGTCGCGCTGTAATCCCCATCCCCGACAAATTTCCCCTTGTCGTAGAGATTCGAGAAGCTCCATAGATACGGAGAATTGATCGGGTGCTGCAGTTTCCTGTAGCCCCAGCCGTTGTAACCTTCGATCTTGAAACAGATCCCAGCGAGACTCCAATCGTGCCAGGTCGTGAAGTTGTCGTATTCCAGCGCGTCGATCGCGCTTACTACCCAGCTAAATGGCGGCTCGCCTTTCACTGGCCGGCCACGCGGCACGTTTACTGTCCGATGTGACAGCGGATCGCCATTGTGCAAATGCGTCTTGAAACTGAAGCTGCCCTCGAGGCCGTGCAGGAGTCCCACGACGAACCAAGGGACGCCGGTAATTCCTTCGACCTGCCGGTATTGATCGTAGCCTTCGCGCAGCTTGGAGCAGAAATGCTCGACTTCCTCTTCCCATTCAGGCCCGATCTTGCACTCTTGGAATAGGCGCTCGTATTCGGCGCGGAGTTCGTCGGTTAGATTCATGTGTGCCTCACTTCATCGTTCTCCGATGGGAAAGAAAAGGGTGCTTTCGGTGGCGGACTGATCACGTAGCAACACTCGCGCATGAATAGAGTGAGAGCGGTGACGGAGATCACGATCAATGCGACTTGCGCGACTTCTTTCACGGCCCGCGCTCCGATGATTTCATGTCGATGAATTTCTCGACAATCTCATACGTTACCCGGTAGTGATCTCCCTCTGGATTAATGGCGGAATCGCCTGGGAACGTCTGCTTAAACTCGGTCTCCAACGCGCGATATTTGTCCAGCCAGTTTCGTGTCACTTGGCAGCCATCTTTGTCGCAATCGATAATTCCGGCGGTTTGTTCGTTGTTGTCGAAAGCGATAGCTGTTGCCACGACCGGCTTCGGCGCCACCGTCATTTGAGAGCAGCTAATTACCGAAACTGCGACAACCAGTAGAAATTGGTATTTCACGATCCAGCCAGTCTTAGTGCCCTGAGCGCGTCCGCGTGTTGCGCCGGCGTCGAGTTTGGATTTGCAGTGACCGCCTCCGCGTTACGGATGGCGTCTTTCGCCTGTTGCTTGGCGATGTCCAATTTGTTCTTAACCATCACTGGATTATTCCAGATTGCGCGTTCCTGGCGCCACGTAGCCAGAGCGGCCGAGATCACTGCTAAGATGGCCGTAATCACGGCGCAATGCTCTCTATTGTGGCGCGTATCTCGACAGGGCGAGAATTAGCGTTGCGATTGGAATCAGGATGGGCAAGCGCGCGGGCCAGATCATGCTCGAAATGGCTAAGGCGCATACACAGATGGTTAGGAATGTTTGGACTGTCATATTGTTAGAACCCCGCGTTAAGTAAACCCGTGGCCACCGCTCGAACGTAAGAAAGCGTGGTCCCGTTATTCGTTCCCCACTTCTGAATCGCAGAATTGACAAAACTCACTCCCGCGGCGATCAGCGCGTCCGCCTCAACATTGCCAGTATGCGGAATCAATGCCACGAGCTGTGACGGATCCAGATTGCCAGCTTGCTGTAGATCGAGGGCAAACTTGTGAATCTGTATCAGAACGTTCTGGTCGGTGATACGAGTCTTGGAGATCGCGCCCAGCGCGGTCACGTCGGCCTGAACCTGGGCAGGAGCGCCGAGTGTTTTGATAAAAGATTGCGTATTCGCGCAACCAGCGAAAGAGGCTGCGATAGTGACTACAGCGAGGATTGATAATGTGAATCGTTTCATGGTTTTGGTGTGTCAGTTTGTTTTGGGTCAACTTTCAAGGCTACGTCAGTCACCGTTTTAGCGTTCTCTGTGATCCGTCGGGAGTGATCATCCAACCGTTCCGAGTTGTCCGTAGCCGACTGCCGCAATGCCGCGATCTTTGGCATGATCGTAAGGATTGCGGCAATAGCAGCTCCGGCAACAACGGTAATGGTGGTCAACCACGCGAGCGCGGCAGCCTGGAACGCCTCCGGTGTAATGGCGAGCCTCATCATTTCAATGAGAAACCCTTACTGCGACAGCGAAACGCTGTCAACCTGCGATTCCTCGAATAACACTCTCGCGATGATGGCGTAAACAGCTAGGTCGTTCAGGCTGTCTATAACCCCTTCGTTTTCAAGTTTGCCGTTCTTAGTGAACGCTTGAAGACGCCGGAGTTTGTCCGTAGCGCGAACCATTGTCCCGACCCAATCAGTGATCCCCCATTCTTCCGAGGCCCGGACATTAGCGAACGGATCCCCAACGCGGCCGTAATCCGCCTGTTTTTTATCGTGTAGTGCTCCAAGTTCGGAGAGAATGTCGTGGAATCTCTGGGATGACGGATGCCTGTTTAGTGTCGTGATGTCGCTTTGTATCATTGTATTGTGAACCAGTTGAATAATCTGCGGAGTAAAAAGGACCGTATGAGAGAGATCAGGGTAAACCAGCCGACCATCTGAAGGTTGACCGAGAGCGACGGGTGCATCCCGTACCACGGCAAAATGATCTCCTGAGAAATTAACGCCACCAACGCGCCGGCAAGGATATTCGTCAGCGCCTCGACCAGACTCGCCCGTTTTGATTGTCCTGCTCTCATTTCTTAAACTTCACAATCTTCGGAACCACCAGTAACCCCTGAATAATCGCCTGCTCCGCCTCATCGATCGCTTCCTCTTCCAGATCGTAAAAACAGGCATGCAAAATTTCGTGGACAATGCACTCAATCTTGTTATCCGCCGACGGACGTATCCAGATCGTCTTTGTCTGGTATTCGCACAGCGCCCGGCAATCGTTCTTCGGCGGGCGCGCGATCACAATGCGCCAATTCTCGCCGCGGATCTTTAGACGACGGCATGGGGGTTTATTGGTAGGCCTTGCCATGCACAATCCGCATGTTGCTGACTTCAAACGCGCCGTCTTTATCGACGTGCACCATCTGGAAGCCGTGGTTCCAACTATTGATCGGGTTATAGCGCGGGTGAAGATCACACAGGGCACCGGCGCTCCATGTGCTGATTACGTCCTGCTCGAGCGTCGCGTCCGAGAACTGGCTAGTGCGATGGAAATGCCCGCAGGTCGCGTGCACTTTGGCTCTCAGGAAGAGTCCTCGGGCCGCGCTAACAGGGTTAGAAATCGCGAAAGTGTATTCATGCCCGTGAATCACATTCAGCTTTCCGAGTTGAATCGGCCGGCGTTCGCTCACGAGCTGAATGTCGTAGTCAGCTAATCCAAAGATGCTGCTAAACTCAAAGTCGGGTATCCCTAGAAGCTCCGGCGCCTTCAGGAACATATACCGCTCGAAACGCTCTTCGTGGTTTCCCAGCTTGTAAACGATGCGAGCACGAGGGAACATCTCGCGCAATGCAATCAGGAAATCTTTTACGGCCCGAATCTCGGCAGGGAAATTCTTCATCCGGGGATCCTTCACGAAATCGGAAATGGAGTGAGCGTCGCAAATATCTCCGTTGAGCAATATAAAATTAGCCTTCTGTGCTTGCCCGTGTCTCAGTGCGCAAACTAGCGCCGGCTTGTCGTAAAATGGAATATGCGGATCTGATATAACGAGTGCCCGTATCGGACCCTCGAACCGGATAGCCAGCCACTCCTCAAATTCGCGCTTAGGCTCCGGCAGCTTCTTAAATGGATCGCCCGGTTGTACCGGATCGCGGTAGTGCGACTGATCAGTAGTTGCGCGGCGATGATAGGTCCCTTTCGCCCCCCGGAGCGTTCGGAAATATGACCTACAGGCATCAAGGCTGGTCCAAAGGCTGCCGTGATCTCGGTAAGCCATCCGCGCCAGGGTTTTTGTCGCTGCGTCTGGGAATTGCGAGAGCAGATCGTTCGCCACTTCGCGTTGATGCTGGTTTATTGGACCGCCCCGCGCTGGTTTTGTCATTACGGCCAAAACCGTTAAGGCGACAGCGTTCCGCTGTCAATCCTTTTCGTTAGGCGCATCACTGCGCGTGGTTATACGAAACCTCGCCCCCGGCGCACGCTGTAGCGGTTGGTGTAGCGGTGGCGGTGGGAGTTGGCGTAGATGTCGGAGTGGCAGTCGGCGTAGGGGCCTGAGCCGCCCCGAGATCAGGATAGCCGGTTGTCCCGGTATTCGTTCCATCCGTCTCGGTAAACACGCCGCGACCTTGCGCGGCTAGTGTCATTGTGAAGTTGCCTGTCGTTGGAGCGACGTAGGGTGTCGTGTCGGTAGCGTAAGTGATGGCTGTATTTGTGCCGGTTGCATCATCCAGGATCAGATTTCCGGTCGTGTGATAATTACCACTCGAATTAGCTTGCGTTCCGGAACCATATCCGTTGTTGAACATCGTTCCATATAGACGTGTAAACGACGCGCCGCCGTTGATAGCATAGGCCCCGTTCTTGATGAAATTGTTGTTCTCGATGTAGAGGCAATAGCTTCCCGCGATAGCTTCCACTAAAATCGCAGACCCCGTGTTGTTGTAAAAGTCGTTCTGCGAGATAAATCCGACAATCTCGGATGAGGAACTACTGCTGGCGACCGACACGCCGTTTCCACCCAATGTGTCAAAAATGTTATTCGCGACAGACCAAGTTCCCGATCCCGCTGTCGTCCTCGCTCCGTTGACGTTACTGCCAGTGCAATCGTGGACGTAATTTCTATATAAAAATCCACCACTAGAGGCGTCGATGATGCCGAGACCCGAAGTGTTGCTTTTGTTGCAAGCATAAAACTCGCTTTCAATAACAGTAGCGCCTCCCAAATTAACCCCGGACCCTCGCACGTCGTGGACGACGCACCTGAGCATGAGACTTGATGCACCGAAGCTGACACCTCCGTTGGTTCCGGTTGTCCCGTTGTTTGAGAAAATAAGATCAATATATTTTCCGCCATTACTGGAGGATACTAACACGATTGCGCTCGTGCCGCCGTCAATCGTCGCCCTTCCGAGGTCTCCCGTCGTTGTTGTGTAACCCTGAAATACGACATCGGTCGATGAAACAGTAATGCCCGTCGTGATCGAATAAGTTTGATTATTCTTCAGATTTATCCGCGTAACGTCACCGCTCGTGTCTCGTAAGTTTTGCAGATTCGACAGGTTCATGGGAAATCCGACTCCCGCGTTCGGGCCTTTCCACGCGCCGCCCACGACGATAGTCATTGTTCCTGTGCCGTTGGACGGATTAGTGCCCGCGAAAGTTGCGGCGAATACTAGCGTCCCGTTTGTGGAATTTGTAACGGTTGTGAGTCGCCCGACAAAAGTGGCTACCGTTGCACCCGATGTGACATAAACACTGGCAAACATTCCAACAGCAGCGCCGCCGCTAACAGGGTTACTGCCATCGGTCGGAGTGAATGTGGCGGTTGCGTTAGCCCAACTTCCTGTAGCTGTGTAAACAGGGGTGTTGTTGGTGGTCGATCCAGCGTTGAGATTGCTGCCGCCGCTTTGACAATAAAATTCAGTGTAAGCGGCTTGGGCGGAAACCGCCCACAGGACCGTGACCACAGTGAGAAGAAAACGTTTCATCTGTAATACAATGTCAACTGCACATAGGTCGCAGTACTAACACCCGAAAGACTGATCGCCAGGTTGTCTTTTGCCGTGAGCGTTACGGAAGTCCAACTGGTGAAACTGGTCGATGAGTTTTCAACCGCGGACGAGATCGCCGGTTTCGTTCCACTACCGCCAACGATACTCGTAGATGGTAATCCGGCACCGTCGGCCGCCCGTAAAATGTCGGCCGTGACTGAACCGCTGGGCTTACACATCATCACCCAACCCTGCAACGTGCCCCCGAATGGGATCTTGATTGGATTCTTGGTGCCAGTCGTAAGCACTGTTCCGGCACCATCCACGGCAAGCGTGACACTGTGCTCCATCGTCGTAGTGATCGACGTAGCTCCACTGCCCGATACGTCACCGCTTAACGTGATGGTTTGGTTCCCCGTTAAATACGTGCTGTTGTCATTCGTCAGCGTGTTTGCACCGGTGCGTTTGATGAAACCGTTGGATGAAACTCCAGTGATGGTATCTAGCGTGATCGATCCTCCCAGAGCGGTGGACGTTCCCGCAATAGTGATTGCCGAATTACTTAGCGTTGCATTTGCAATCGCGCTCAGTGTGAGAACACCAGCACTCGAAAGTGTCGCCGTAGCTCCTGAACCGCTAAGCGTAACGGGAGCGTAAGCAGTGCCTCCCGCGTTCCCAGCTAAAAGCTGCCCCGCGGATGGGGCGGTATTTGGGACGATTGCGGCCTTGGTTTGCGCGTCATTTGTGACGCTTCCGAGTCCAACATCAGAAGCGGTAACTGTAACATTACTCGAAAGCGCGTGGCTATTAACGGTAGTGGTCTTAGTAACCAGCCCACTCAGATCCTGATCTCCGGTATTCGTTCCGCTCGTGTTCCCGAGCACTGTCCGCTGTGCGTCAGTGACATACCTCTTGTCTGTCGAATCGGATACGTCCGCCGTGGTAAGCGTGACGTTGGAAGAAAGCGCATGGCTATTGACCGTGCGCGTACTGGGAACCGCATCAGTGATGCCGTAGCCAGAGAGCGTAGTTGGCGTACTGGTGATCTTTGACCATATGAGAGACGTTATCCAGGAAGGATTTGCGTAAGATCCCGTCGTGTCCGCCGCGTTCGTCACTTGCGCCGCGGTGTAATCGCCCGAGACCGCAACCACTACACCCGTGCGTCCAAATACCGAATCGACTGCGCCTCCAGATGGAAGATCGAAGTATCCCAGCGTCCCGCTTCCGTTACTTCCGTAGTATTTAGAGTTCCCGGGAGAAGCTGTGTCTCCAACTAGCGTTATGGTCCCTCCGGTGTTTACCAGCGAATCCGTGAAGGTAAACCCACCGATGGGCAGGTTTGTTAGAAGCGATCCGTCAAGCGCCGGAAGTTTCCCGTCAGATCGAGTCACCACGACTTGAAGCGCCCCGTTGAAATTCTCGAAAGGATTAACGATCTTATGTGTCTTTGTGTCGATCATCACCGCCTCTGGTGCGCCAAATGCCACCGACGATAGAAGGCACAAAAACGCCAGAATCCTCGTCATAACCCGCCCACCTTCTGCCAGTGCACATTGTTCCGGCTCAAATTGTAATCCAATGGAGCCACCTGCCCCTCTGTGTCGCCAGTGTCAGCCGGGCCCGATACGAGCTGCCATTCCGATAAAGCCGAGCTCACATCGAGCACGATTAAGATCAGCGTTAAGCTCACGAGATTGAGCGTGGGGAACGCTTCGAGAGACGTTGCCTCTCCACGCAGCGTGGTAATAGTGGGCTGATAAGTCGCCCCCGAACCCGACAGTGCAGCCGGCGAAAATGAATCCGTTTCGTTCAACTGCGGTTCCGCGTTAATCACTAATGCTCTCATATCAATATCCCCACGGCCTACCCACCCCGTTGCTCGTCGGTGCCACGTCCGTTGGTATCTTTGGCATCTTATTCGCCAACACGTTCTGCGCCCGTGTGACGACAGCAGTTTGCTGTCGCGCGTCCCGCCAAAACTTACTCGTAACTAATTCGGCCTCGCATAATGGCACCAGAATATCCTCAATGTAGGCGTCAGCCACGTAAATCGCCCTGGCCGTCTTCAGGTCGGCAAACACGATCCGTTCCGTGGAAAGCTCCGCTTCCATGCGCACCGTGTAATCCGTGTCCGGCATCGGCGCCACTCGCAACAGAAATTCAGGCTCACCCCCCTGGCTAGAACCAACCGGATCTAGGTAATAGTAGCGCGGCCGCCCGATCTCGGAGAGATACGCAGCGTCAAAGGGATACACGATCTCATCAGGAGCCAGAGAAGGCATCCAGCGCCGCGCCCTGCCGCCACGTAGCCGTTCATCCCGAATCAAGGGCGTAGGCTCTGACTTGGTGGCGCTATAAAGCCGCACCGCGCCGATCACGCGCTCTATTACGTCCTGCAGCGGAACAACGTCGCTGTAAATCGTCGCGTCGGTCGAAAGTGCGTCCATCAGGTAATCGTCCAGCACGGCGTTCGACGCGGTAACGATGCTATCCGCCGCGCCATTGTTAAACCTGATCGTGCACCCCATGTCCCGCGTTTCAAAACTGTCGTCAGCCACCCGGTTCGAGTATTTCGCGTTGAACACCACCGAGAGCGTTCGAGGCGATCGCAACGTGCAGGAAAGGGTTGTCCTCTTGTAGATCCCCGGCATCTCTCGGTAAAACGTGCCAATGCCGGCGTTCATCGCTGCCAGCACGTCCAACGCCGCTTGATCTTCCAAGTTGAATACATCTTCCACCGCCAGGTTTCTGGCCAGCCGTTGCGCTAATTGAATTGAGTTCATATACCCGGATCCGGCTGTTGTTGCTGTGGCGGCCTAGTCTGTCGCAACTCGAGCGCGTCAGCCCGCGAATCACCCGGCTTTGGCCGGCGAGGATCCGAGCGCCCTAGAAGTTGCAAGGCGCGCAGGTAATCGTCATCAATCTGCGTTTTCTTGCTATTGTCGAAAAAGAGAGAACTGCCAGTGGCGTTCCAGCGCGCGATCGGCAAAAAGATCGATTCCACGTATTTCTGCGGGACTGCCAATAAGGCTGTGCCAGCCGCTAAATCCTGAGCCGTGAAAAGACTAGGCTCGCGGATCACGTTAAGAACCAACCGTGCCGTGCCGGCGTTAATGGAATCCGGCGCCGGCCGCAGATGAAGCTGTACCGTCACGCTATCTGCGTTCCCGGACGTATCCTTGAGCGATTCGATGAAATAATGCGTAGGCGTGCCATTACTCACCGTGCCGCTCAAAGCGTCCTGAAAAACCTGCCCGAAAGTCGATAACCCGCCGCGCGACGTGATCTCAGTTAGGAACGTGCCATCCGCGCGTTTCACTGGTTTTAACACCGTCTGAATGTCCTTATCCAGAACGTAGGCCGATTGGCCCTCAACGAGAGTCATTAACTCTTCCTCGCGACCATAGAAATCTTCGCCCGCGTCCTGTAAGGCTTGAATGGTCGCATTGATGTCCGACAGTATTCGGGCCTTGGCGATGTCCGGCGACGTTAAGTACGTCGTCTGTAAGAACACCTGTGCGAGCTGGTCTGCTACTGCTCCTATTAGCACGGAACCTCCTCATGTGTGGCTCCGACGCCGGCAGCCACCGGTTGACCGATCACTTGCAGTTTTCGCGGACGCACTTGCATTGACATCGGTTCCGACGATGACTCCGCAATCACTTCCCCTTTCTCGACCTGAATAATTTCGATGGTCAGAAACGGATCCCCGAAATTGAGCACCGCCTTCATTGCGGCATTAGTCTGCTCGGCCAGTTCTTCCATGTTAGAGGCGACTAACCCCCTCCATGTGTGCCGTTCGTATTCCGGCAAGAACGTAAACTCACCCACCCTCGTAGGTGCATAGATGCTTTGTTTTCCGAGTGCTACTGCGTATTTATCCATATTTTATTTCAGTTGCATGCCGCGCTGATTAATTTCTTTCATCTCTACAAGCACGGATTTTAACGATTCTGAGATCGTTGCGAAAATCGCAGCGTCGCTTTCGCTATGATCTTTGAGTGATTGCCCTAGGGCGCGCATCCATTCCTTCTGATCAGTCAATAGTGCCGTGAGTGCTCCTAGGTCGGGCCTCGACTCCAATTCCTTGATTCTTAGCTCAGCTACCTGGTGACTGTCGCGCTCGTCGTGGAGTTTAGTCCGGTAATCGTCGCGCTCCCTTTCCAGTGCCTCGATTTGCCGGTCAAGCGTTCTGGCCAGATTCCCGCTGGCTGCGGCCTGCATGCCAAGCACCTTGCGATTGACGATCCAAAACAGAATTGACGCCACCAACATGCCCGAAAGAACCCATATCCCGCGGATGTTCAGGAACTCGTTGGTGTCAAATCCCAGCAACGTGGTAGTAGCGGTAGCCATTCCGCCGAACACCTTGAAAATATCCAAGCCAGTCATCCTTTTGTTAAGCCTCCATGACTGCCCCCAATTTCTCGGGGGCAGGTTGAAGGTTTTACTTAGGTGACAGTCGGAGTCGGGACGCCCGCGATTTTCAACGCGTGCACCAGAACCAACGCACCAGGAACACGCTGGATGCGGTCTTTCCTCGGAGCTTGTCCGAAGACAGACGTTACGTAGCGGTCCATCACGAAGCCGCCTTCGTGATCTTGCGTGCTGTATTTGTTGCGATACTTGCCGTAACCACGTCGAGCCGCCCGTTTACCGAGCAAGAGCGAGTAACCCAGAATCGTGCCTTTTTGGTTGCACGCCAGGATTGTCGCGCCGATCGGATGTTCGGTCGTGTTGATCGTAGGATCCCACGTCACTCCACCCAGGATAGTGTGTGCAATACCGGAGCTGCTTCCCGCGAGCCTTCCGGTCACAGTGATCTTGTTCCCGTTATTGCCCGTTGTGTAGGCGTATAGCCCCCACTTGTTCGGGTTGTTCGCATCGTTCGGAGGATTCACGATCATCACGTAGTGAGTTTTCGAGTCCTGCGCCAATGCGTCGTCCACCAGGAACGTGTAAGCGTAGTTCGGGAAGTACTTGAAGAACAGAATGTCTGTCTCCGCAGCAGCATCCGCATCGCCACCACCAAGGATGTCAAACGCCGCAGTTCCAGCCGTGATCGCGCCGCCCAAAGAAGCCTTCGGGTTTAGCGGACTGGCAATGGCGCCAACGCCGTCGTGATCGATCGGCTGGTATTCCTTGATTATGTTGCCCTTGATGTTGGTGTAACCACCTTCGAAGATCGTTTTAGCGTCTTCTTCACTCCGGGTAGTAGCCAGGATGGAACGGTAATTACTGTCCAGGTCGAGCGAATACAGCGCGTCGCTTGTGGCGATCACCGTATTTTTGAAGATCGGTTGCCCGTTCTTACTCGTGGCGATTTGACCGGGGAGTCCACCGAGACGTTTCAACTGGGCGTTAAGCCCCAGAATCTCGTTGTAACTCAGTGTGTCGGCGCTGGCGAGCGTATCGATGTTCTTTCCGCCGGCATACACCACGTTGGCATCCGGCAAAGATTCGCGGAACATCATAAAGAGTTCCTCGCTCTTCAAACGGCCAAGCCATTTACCCGTCTCCGTATTGAGACCACTGACGATCTCGCCACGCATACCGAGCAACTCTTCCATGCGCTCGGTGAACCGAATACCGTGCCGCAGGAAATCCACCTGCAACTCGTTGCCCTGGATGCGGATCTTCTCGAAATCCGCGCTGGACTCAAAGAGTTGGTCGCCGCGGTGAGGCTCCTTATAGAAGCCGCTCATCACTTCGAACCTGATCTTCTGTCCTTTACCCTTGCTCGTATCGGTTACGGTCTCGACGATTGCGTTCGCGCCACCTTCCATTGGAGCGAAAAAGTCTTCGGTTTGTTCGAAGACATCCACGCCCGTCTGCCAGAGTTTGCGAACGGCATCCGGATCGAGTGCCGCCAGCGAATCGCCAGTATTGGGACTCGCGTAGAACACCGTGCCGAGCATCGCGCTACCGGCCCAGTAAGAGCCGAGAACGTGGCCAGCCACGATCGCGCACGCGATCATAAACAGACCCCATGCGGCTTTTCTGATAACTAATTTCTTCATAGATTATTCCTTTGTTTCCAAAGGAGGGCTATGAAGGGAGATGCTTCCGGGAACCGCCGCTGCCTACACGACAGCGATCCAATGTCGGGCTACAATCTTTATGCCGGAACCAGCCTTTTGGCTTTTTCCAGCACTTTCTCGTAGTCCGTTACACTGTGGATTTTATCCAGACCCAGGGCGTCAGCCTTCGAACCCTCCTGCGTTGTGCGGGCAGCTCCGGAAGCGGGAGCGGCTGCAGGTTGCGCTGGACGACCCACCGCGCGCTGGTTTACAGGCGCAGGTTTGGTTGCCGCAGTGGATGTGGAGGGTTTTGTGCCGTTTGTATCCGGCGGGTCTTTTCTGAGATGCTTTGGTAACAGTCCGAGTTGCCTGGCTGCCAGTTCAGTGAAGAAAAATGGAGAGTCAGGCTCGGACACGCGGTGTTGCAAGTCCGGGTCTTTTTCGTAGGCGTCAGCCAGTTCTACTGTTAGTTTAGAGAGCTCGCTTTTTTCGTCCCTGGCTTCGGGCCAGTATTCTACCGCCTTAGCTTTTGAGCCATTGGCCGTAGAGTTATACCGTTCCTGCTCCACCTCTTGAAGTTGTCGCGCGGCTTCCTTTTCCGATGCCTCGACTTGATTCAATTCCTTATCGAGCGCCCGCTCGCGCTTGCGGAGTTGCACCATTGCGCCGGTATCCAGATCGTTGCCGGCTTTTTCGTATTCTGCGTCGAGCGCAGCAATGTCCGACTCGATCTCTTCTCGCGTTCGGACCTGTGGTGCCTCAGTGGTTTCCGTCGTTCCATTGGTGGCCGGAACGTCCCTTTTTGGAGAAACGCGATCCCACGCTTCTCCGAAGGGAATACCCTCTTCGCGAGCAATCGTGTTGGCAGCCTCGACCAGATGGCCGTCTTTCAGCCCTTTCAGGCGAATACGTTTGTCGGATTTCTGCTCTTCGGTCTCTTCAGCTTTTCCGGGGGGAACAGCCGCCTCAGTAGCAACGTCGGTTGTAGCCGCGGATTCCTCCGGCGGCACCTCTGCGGTCGTCTTCGAAGCGTCGGAATCAGCCTGGGCTTCCGCCCTGGCCGCGTCCCACTTCTCAGCTTTCGCTTGCGACGTTTTCTGCTCGGCCTCCGCTTTCGCGTCAGCCAGCATCTTCTCGTAACCTTCCACACCCACCGCGGTCCTTGCCGGCGCTTCTGTAGCGCCAGTCGGCTTCTCGGTGGTTGTCGTCGATTCTTTACCAGGCGCAGTTTCCGTTGCAGTTACTTCCGTATTGGTCGTTTCCGCGTTGGCTTGATCCCCGCCCGCCGTTGCTGTTGAATCCGTCTCGGCTTTCGCCTGTTCTGGGTTCTCCATTTGGTAGCAACTTGTCACACGACAGCGGAACGCTGTCAACATTTGTCACACGTAGAGACAATTCGATGCGTGGCAACGTGTCGCGCATGACTGCGCTTCGCAGTCAATACTTGTCACGAAACGTCTTTCAGTTCATTGTCCACACCAAAATGATCAACCGATTCGGACCATCCCCCGAAACTCCAGGCGGAGCTTCAGTCAGCTATCCGGTCCCGAACCCGGTCGATCTTGTCGTCATTGAGCAGGTAGGCGCGCGTCCGGAGAATTATGAACCGCTCCCGATCGACAGCCCGCACCCGGATAATGCACTCACCGGTCTCGATCTTCGTTTAGTATGGCAGGGACCCACCCCGAGTGATCCCACCCAAATGCGACGGGTTTACGCCGGACCGCGCACCTCGCAGGATGTTTACAATTACGCGCTCCAATACTCAGAGCAAAGCAACGCCGCGCCTATCTACGTCCGCACGTATCTTGAAAGACGTGACACTTACACGTCACGAACTAAAGGCCAACCACTAACGGGAGTTACGGGTCTCCGGCTAACGGCCGCCGGCACTGGATACGTCCAGGAGACGACGACTGTCTCAATATCAGGAAGCGGGACCGGAGCCACAGCAGTCGCAAAGGTCCGCGATGGCCAAATTATCGGACTTTACCTGACGGACGAGGGAACCGGTTACACCACTACGCCGACTGTTACGATTAACGGCGACGGATCTGGAGCCACGGCCACCGGAAGTATTCAGCCGCAATCAGCCGTCCTGGTCAAAGAAGACGTTCAAAAGATCGAGGATGACGTTGGAGAAATCCGTTGGGGTTGGCACGAACAAATGATGGGGGGAACGTACGTCAAAGTCATTCGAACCTACGAAACCCTGCCCGGGCCCGTTACAACCAGCACCGCTTACGAGCGTGACGGAGTAAAGAAAACCGTAACCAAGCAGCGGATGCTCAAGGCCAGCACTGCAACCAATGAATCACTCGCCACCAATTTACTGACTCGAAATTTCTCAGAGTGGATTGACGATGTAGTGGCTAACCAGGTCACGGAGTTAATCACCGTCGATAGCGACTCCCTACTTGATGATCCGGGGTTCACGGTATCAATCCCTGACATTATCCCTCCTGATTTGCGTGCCCAAATACCGCAGGTGGTCACAAGCCATATCCTGAAGGGGACAGCTACGGAGCCAACGCTAGCAGCGCAAGAGTTCGAACATTCCCAGAAGCAATTAACGAAACTATATTACGAGGAGCGCATCACCAAGATAGCCAGTGATTTGCCAGTCACCGTCTTTGGTAAGGAAATCACAGAGGAATACGGCGGCGGCGTCTTGAATACCGCCTTGACTCTCGCGGCCAACCCTCCCGGGCAATCGGTCGATCAGGGGCTCTACATCGTAGAATCCAAAGTCACTCCGCTTGGGAACGCGATGGACATGAAGTTCACGAAGTTCTCGGCCGGCACTTCGTGGTTCACTATTAGTGGCAGCAAATTCGACAGGGAAATGCAGGTCTTCGTCCAGGAAGACCACCAGATCGTTGACCCTAGCTATACGCCACTCGCCTCGGGACATTGGGTTGAAAGAGTTGAACCTATTTCCGTGTATCGATCCCGAAGGATTCGCACGACGCGCGCTCCCACGGCTATTTCTCTCGCCACCGCACTGGTAGAAGAAGTTGACGGTCCTTATCAATTTCCCGGTCTGGTGTACGCTGTAACCGGAGGTTACTACCGCCGTCAGGCGAGTGCTCAGTTATGTCAGCACACGTTGAGAACCTGGTGGCTAAATTCCGTCAGTAAACCCACGAGGGGATTACCCGGTTCTGGCGCTGATGTCGAGGTTCAGGACATCGTAATGGACGACATTATCATCAGTGCACTGAATAACGTAACGACACTGGAGTATTCGGGCATGGCGCTACACGACGCCATCACCACTTTCGCTACTTTTGTTTATGCTGCCACTGTGCCTAGCGCAACAGCTTACAGAGCCATGATAGGAACAGAGATCGTCGTGGCGGCCAGTATTGAGCCAACCGAAATACCATTCCAATGGAAGATCCAGACGAAATCAGTGGTAGCGAGATAAGCCGTGTCGAAAGCCTCGAACGGATCGTGAACCGGTTTAAGCTCGCAGTTTCTGGCGACGGCAACGTTTTAGGCGGGTTCGGTAAACTGCCAAAGAACCAGAAAGAACTGCCGTTACCCGAACGACTGGCGAACATAACGCGAGCCCGCATCGAGTTTAGCCTGTCTGGTCTCAATGTTGACGTAGCCGGAAGTTTCCACGATGGATTTAGATTTTCTTGAGCAACTAGCCGAGGAAGAAAGGCAGTTCAAGAGATTTAGCGTGGCGGGAACCGATCGGGTTCAAGTCGCCGGTAACTTAAAATCAGGGTTTGCTGTCAATATAGGACCGAAGGGTGGAGGCGGAGAACCTGTGCCTGGAGCCTGTTGCTTTTGTGATGGGACTTGCACCGAGGAAACGCTTGGACAGTGTTTACTCGACGGCGGTAACTGGCAGGGTGGAACATGCGATCCTAACCCGTGTTCCGCAAAGGGTGCTTGTTGCGATGGGGATGGTAACTGTACCATAACCACGGAAGCGGACTGCTCCGGAACGTACCTCGGGGATTGCACCACCTGCGATCCTAACCCGTGTGGAGCAGGAGGCGTATGCTGTATTTGCGGTGCGTGTAGCAGTTTAAGTGAATCTGACTGTATTGCTGGGGGCGGAACATTTTTCCCTGCACCGATAACTTGCGGCGCCACCAATCCATGCGACCCGACCTGTTGCTCCCAGAGTCCATTTGAGGATGGGTTGGGTGGTTTCTGGACTACATTCTACACGGACTGCGATGGGGTTGCGCATTACAGCGGCGCGACGACGGCTGGCGCTAACTATAGAACGTTGACGCAGACTTATGGCGCGAAATGTGATCCTGGCTGCGTCGAAACAGGAACCGTATTTATTTGCAGCGACACCCCGTATTGGAACGGATCGGATTGTCAATCTTTCCCCGGTAGCTTGGACGACTGTAACTGGGTTTGTGTGAATGCAGTGGTATCGCAGTTATCTGATTTATGTAATTGCCCCGAATCTATTGCGAACAACAGCCCGACAAGAGGTTTCCTTCCTCCGCCATGACCGGAAAACTCTACGTCCCTGATTTACGCGAAGCTGCGGGTAATCGTCCGACTGGATACTTGGAAGAAATTCTCGCAGCGGGCCGCGTTGAAAACGACGTTGTTCTCCATATCGAGCTAGATGTTTACTTTGCGCTTGTGCGAAAGTATTCCCCTACCGCGCACAATAATCCAACAACTCAGCAAGGCCGCCCTGGCACCGAACTCAAGAAGTTGATTTCCAAATTTGGATTAAAACCGAAAGCCGGTTGTAAGTGCAACCAGCACATTCAAGAGATGAACCAAAAAGGCGTCGAGTGGTGCGAGCAAAACATCGACACGATCGTTGGTTGGCTCAGAGAGGAAGCCGACCGAGCCGATCTACCGTTCACCGCTATCGGCGCTAAGATCATCGTCAAACGCGCGATTCGGAACGCGCGCAAGAAGCAGTCCTAATCCTCGCGCGAACTACCTTCGAGAATACTCCGACAGGCTGCTTCATCCACGCCCAGCATCTCCGCCACTTCCTTCCAGATAAGGTATTTCATCTTGGAGTGCTCAAGCTCTGCGGGTTGCGTCTCTTTTTGTAAAACCTTGTCGCGCGCCTCGTTCACCCTGGCGATCACGTGCACGCACCAGTAATTCGTCCATTCTGGCAATTTCTTCAGCTTTTCGATCGCGTTCAGATCGTCTAGCGCGTGTTTTTTTGCCACTCTGTTATCTTCCGGCATATTGCTCCAGTTTCTTTTCGACTTCTCGTATCACTCGCTCTGGTTTGATGCTCCCTAGTACTTCGCACCGGCCAGTCTTATTGCACGGTCCGTGTAACGGGAATTGATGTCGCCCAGGTAAAGCATGATGGAAGCACGGAGCGCACGCTCCCTGTCCTTGTAGTGCAAACGTCTTCGGCGCATACGCCGTCCTGAGCGTCCACGGAAACGGCCCATAAAGCGCGACGCAGGGGATATTCAACGCGCCGGCGACATGCGTAAGCGCACTGTCGGGCGCCACCAGCACATCGCACGTCATTAAAATCGCGCAGCTCTCCCTGAAACTCTTCCCGAGCATCATTAGATTCACAATGCCGTCGGGCTCATTCGTCTTAATCTCCCCCGGACCGCCAAACAAAAACACTTCGCGTCCGTCCATCCAGAGTTTCTTAGCCACTTCGAGCATGTGCGGATACATCCGGCAATGCCCGCTCGCCGTCATCTGTATCCCTACCCGCTTATCGCGTTCCGACTTTTTTGGAAACTCCGTGATCGCCGCAGCCAGCTCCTCTTTCGTCACAAAATACCGCATCCGTCTGTCGGTGAGATCAAGAGCGCAACGTTTCGCGATCAGATCAACCGCGTGTGTGTTCAGTGCCTCGGGATTCTTCTCTATGATTCCCTCAAGCCAAATAATTGCGTCGAAATCGTGCCAGCACACTTCCGCGTCCTCTTTCTGTTCCCTGATTTCCGATAGAGGAACCGGATACGAAATCACGTCCGTAACGTCCGGGTTATTCAGTAGCACCGGCTTGAACCGATCAAAGCACGCCACGTAAATCTGAACCTTCGGGAACCGACGCTTAATCTCCGCGATGGTAGGCGTCAAAAATAACAAGTCCCCGAACCCACCGGGACGCACAAAAAGAATCCTGCGCTCATCCCATCCCAGTTTATCGTCGAACGGCCTGCCCTTGAGTTCCTTTTTGCTGACCGACTCCGCCCATCCGTTCGCCAGCATTTGTCCGGCAGAAACGTCCTCGCAGACGTACTCACCAGGAGCCAGTCCCAGTGGATTCTTTTCTGTTACCGTAGCGACGTGCACAACGATTGTTTTTTCATACTGCTGACTGTGGCGGACCTTGATCTTGTGGAGCTTCGGGTGGCGGAGGCGGCGCCGCGGGTTCATCCGGGTGCTGACCTTGATTCAATGGAGGCAACCCCGCCGTCTGTAGCACTCCGTTAATATCGTCCACGCTTACGGGCGCACCCGCCTTCATTAACGCCGCAAGCATCTGACCGACCGAACTCGGCTTGTCGTTGGACGGCTGGTTGGCCGACAAATCCACTGGTTGAACCATCTTGTCGGACTGGCTTATACCAAGGCCTTTTAATCGTTGGCGCACGTACGTAGCGACCTTTTGCTGCCATACGAACGGCAGATTGATAAACCAATCCATGAGCTTCGTGGCAACGTCCCCTTGCTGCAGCGCCCGCTGTTCCTGCGTCCGTGACAACTCAAGCGTCACGTTCAATGCCAGCTCGCGCACCTCGCCCGGTTCCAACGAAAGAATCTCGTCGGCCTCGCCATTAAAGAAGCTAAACACTTCCGTACGATTCATGTTCGCGTAAATGATCTCGATAACCGATTGCAACGCGCCTTTTACGCCGGGGAATAAAGACGCCAGTATGAGTGAGAATAGTTCCTCGCCGCTCTCAGTAATGATGTTCTCTCCCGTAGCTGTCTCGCTGCTTGGCAGCCCGCTCATCTTCTGGTCGCCAGGGTTGATCTTCCCGCTCTTGAGCTGCATCGCCTGCATAAACAGATCGATCAGGTATTGCAAATTATCCTGGTCCGTCGGTAACACCACGTAACTCAGGATCTCTTCTGTCTTCTGCCCGACGTTACGCTTGGTGTAAGTCTTCCCGTGCTGCAGCTTCAGGTTGGGGTCACGACTGCCTTCTACTGTCGCGCTAGGCTCCCAGAACGTTACCCTGCCGGCTCCGCTCGTGGCAAAGTTGTGGCGGTTAATCTGTAGATCGATGAACTCTTGTTCCGGGTCGAAGTACTCCATTGATCCGAAGCCATACCATCGACCATCTATGGCCATAGGGCGCCATACGTAAAAGGGCCGAAGCCCACGCACGGTCACATTGGCCAAATACTCGTAATAGATCGGAGCCTTATGCTTTCGGTCGAGAACCAGCATGATCTCTTCCTGTATCCCGTCGTTGTCCGCGTCGTAGGTCAGGTACACTTCAGCCACTTCCACGATCGGCACTCCGACCGCGCCCGTGGTATCCGTCTCCTTGAAATCCACTCGCGGTTGTTCCGTGGCTGATTTCGGGATATTGGTTTCGCCCAGCATTGCCCGCAGCCGTTCCACTGCCGCCGTCATGTTCGAGATCGCTTCGTCGCCTTCCCCGTACTGTCCGCGGAACATCTCCGCGATTTGCATTGCGTTCTTATCGTAGAGATGCGCAATCAGATCGGCCTGTTGCACGTCCCCCGCCGATTCTGGGCACAGAAAATCTTTGTAATAGACGACCGCTGCCTCTGGACCTTCGAACGTCACTAGCCGCCGCGTGATCACCTGCTCTTTCCAGACTGGCTTCGGAGGTAGCTTCGTAACTCCGTCCCGCTTTAATACCTGGTTCCCGGTGGGAACTAACTGCTGGGCACTCTGATCAACCGCGCCAGGCTCCGGACCCGTAAAATAATTCTTCACCCTCTGTATAATTCCGGGATCGGGCGGTCCTATCTCTGGCATCCACGCGTCCCCTTCCACAATGTAATCCCCGTTGGCGTCCAGCATCGGAGCATCGATTGACGGCTTTCCGCTGTCATCCGGTCCACCCATCAGAATTGTGGCCGTCCGCTTGTAAATCTGTCCACGCTCCTGGTGCGTGACCTTTAGGACTGATTCACCACGCACAAAAGCGAACTCCAGTGCTTCAATGAAGTGGTCTTTTACGCTACGCTGTCCACTATCAGGTTGTGCTACTTTCCATCGGCTGTGCTTCTTCACCTTCTCCGAGAGCGTCTCGTCCTCGGAGCCCACCGCGCTGGTCGAAAACCAATCCGTGTCATCCGGTTTACCGAAAAAGAAATTGGTCGCACTGGCCACCATTTGTTTTGTGATCCTCTGCGAAAGCGAAGCCGTTAGATTCGATTCAGAGTAAATCGTATCCGGAGAAACACGGTCCTCGACATGATTGTAATATCGAAGCGTGTATTTCTCGCGTTTACCCATGAACGAGTTCGGGTTATCGATCGACGCCCTGAGCGTTCCCTGCCCGCGCCCCGTCGTTCCCGTTTCCTTGATCTTGCGTCCGAGCTGATCTTCCAGTTGTTGCAACCGAAGAATGGCATGCTGCACCAGCGCGTCTTCCTGGTCGCGCGTCAGCACATACGAAGTCTTGAACGGCATCCGTGGCTCTTTCGGATCCTCTTCTTTCGCCGGCGGTAACTGCTCATCGCGTAGATTAGCAATCTGATCGGCTGCCTTCGGCGTTTCTTCGTTTACGTTTCCGGCCATGTTATAGTAATCTCGGTTCGCTCTTCATTGAAGTGCGCGACTTGTTCTTGCTCTGTTTCGAGTTTGATGTGCCTCCACGAGTCATCCGGTATGAGGCCAGCACGTCTAAGGCCGTCGAGCAGATCCTTGGTGCTTCCGGCGAATCCATCAGGATCGAGCGGCCGGACGCGGTATCCTGTAAAGCTAACTCTAATGCGTCCCACGCTTTGTTTTTCTCCTTGTACTGCGCGGCCCAATGCTGGCGCTTGGTTACATTTAGGCTGGGGGTCCGGTATTTGACCGTTAGCTTTAAGTGTTGATTTGCTGGCATGTGGAAACATTTCCCTGAACCGGTCCGGAGACAGACTCAGTTCCATTGTCACGGGGGAACCTCCCCAAGCATGGTATAATTGGCCTGAATCATCAGGAGCCTGGAAACATCGCCCGAAGTCAGTTTCATCGCGTATTTCCGACACAAATCGTCAAGATCAGCGTAAAACCGCTCAGCGTCAGCGTCGTATGTATCCTCCGTGGTGACGGACTCTGATTCGTGACCATTCGCGTCCATTAGTGGTTAAAAAAGAGGCCGGCGCGACGAGCGCATCCTGATAAATGAAGGGACAACCGGCAAAGCGTTTGCCCAAACCCTTGTCCATCGGGATCTCCCCGAGGCTCTACACTTGGTTTCATCGCGCCAGCCATATTCAAATCGAACCTATACGACAGCGATCCGCTGTCATCAACATCCTTTCTCCCAGCCACCTCGCCACCGGCACCGTCACCGCGTTCCCCAGCATCCGGTATCGTGCGCTGTCGCTGATCTCTTTTCCGTCCTGATCCCATCGTGTCCAATCGTCAGGGAACCCCTGTAAACGCTCGCACTCACGCGGAGTAAGCCGGCGCACCGACATGCCGACTCTGGCAAACTGGTAATTATGTTCCGCTCCCGCGCGTAACGCCTGAGCTGACGGATTCTCAAGTTTACCTCCGCCACTGGCCCATTGAACTATCGCCGCCTGTCCACCACCGTCGATGTGCGACTTATCAAAATTCATTGAGCGCAACGTAGGTGATTTGTCATTCTGCGCGTCCGCACCGTGATCTTTCGAACTGAATCCCACTACCAGATCTGTAGCGTCCTTGTAATCCCGTTCCTTTAGCGTCGATGCAGATCCATCGTCAACGTACTCGCCAAAGGCCGTCATTCGGGCCGAAGAGATATAGGTCTGGTCGCTCCCGTCGTTGTATCCGTCGCGACCGCTGTTAAGGCACAGCGCAACATCTCTGGTAGCACTTTCCCTCTTTTCTCTGCTCGGCGGAGTATCCCCGCGCACGCTTTCCGGCTCAAAAAGTATTTCGGCGCAACTTCCGTTTCCAAGACTGCCGATAATGAACACACGCTCGCGCCGTTGCGCCACGCCGCGGTATTGAGAATCAAGCACTGTCCATGCGACGCTATACCCGAGTTCTTCCAACCCTCGAATGACGGTGAGGAAATCGCGGCCTCCGTTAGAGCTAAGAAGGCCGGGGACGTTTTCGATTTCGACGAACTCCGGCGTAAACTCTGTAACAATGCGGCGGAACTCATGCCAGAGTCCGCTTCGCGCTCCAGCCAGGCCCGCGCGTCTGCCTGCCACGGATAAGTCCTGGCACGGAAATCCCCCGCAAATAACATCAACTCGCTCGAATCGGTCTCGTGTGACTTCTTCGACGAGTTCACCGCGAGACCTCTCCGGCCAATGTCGTCGGAGAACTCGGTTACAATATTTGTCGCGTTCGACTTGCCATTTACACTCGAGTCCAGCTTGTTCGTGTCCGAGATCGAATCCCCCGATTCCAGTGAAGAGGCTTCCATAAGTCAGTGACGGCGTTTCGCTGTCATTCATCCGATGTATTGCGCGTTCTCCCGCTCGATCACGCTGTTCCGGTTGATCCGCCACTGGTCCATCTCTTGAATCAAGGGGTGGCCCAGCCCTAGCGCGATCCAGCACGGCGCCGATTGGTTGCCAATAAAGATGTCGCTGCCGAGTATCAGGCCCGCGACCTGCAGGAGATCCGACGTTGGCGCATAAATCACCTTGCAATCGTGCGTCTGGAAATTAGCCCACTCTTCCTGCAAACCTACGAACACCGCCGGCGAATGATCTTGGACCCTTGCCTTCCAATCGAATCCAGTGTTCTGGTATCTAAGGCTGCGCGCGAACACCGCTTTGTGCCAACTCGCGTTATTATCGGGAGTCGCCTTCAGCCACGGCGACAAATCCACGTCCGTAACCCCGAACCAATTCGCCTGCCATGTAGCCAGGTTGTAACCCAATTCCCCGCACCGCGGCCCCTGCGGTGGCGGCTTGGTCCTGAAATGGTGGAAGTCATGTGAAATCCCGCTCGGATCATCCTGATGCACCACTTCCGTGATGTATTCCTGTGCCGCGAGCAACGGCGCAATCACGTCAAATCGCGCCTTCGTCATCGGCTCACGAGCACCGACGCCGTTGCGATTGCCGAGAATTAGGCGACCACCCCCAAGCTGACGAATCGTTGGAAGACAGGCAATGCAGTCACCCATGTCGCCGGAATGAAAAGCCGTGATCATCGTGGATGACTGCGTTTCGCTGTCAGCACTTCTTTAACCAAAATGTTCTGTTGCGCCAACCGATGCTTCTCATTCTCTTCACTGGTCCCATCCCAAATGTCGCCGTTGGGATACAATCGAACCCACCAGTATCGCGCCTTACGTTTGCCGCGTCCTCTCATTGTCTTGGGACTACCACAGCCTGCGCCTTCCTCGATCATAATCAGCGAGACCGTCTTTGAAGTATTTGCCCGTGGCGCTATCCCTAAGCTTTACATCAATATGTGCATTTTGCGGCCAGTGCGAACCGATTCCTTTTTCTTCTTCGAGATAGATACACTCCAGTGCATCGCATAGCCTCTTTTGCGTTTCTACTGAGCAGCTTTGGAGGAGGGTCCTGGGCAGGACCAGATAATTAGCGTAGCTCAACCCAAAGAAATCGTGAACAGGAGATTCGGATTCGGGTATCATTTTAGCTTCAGGTGCCCGAGAATCAGCGGCAACCATTCTTCCTTTCCGCCCCCGTTGACATGGAAGGCAATCGGCGCACTCCCCGTCTCCCGATTCCTGATCAGCGGTTCACTGAAATCAAGTTCCTCTTGCTTGACGTTGCATAATGTTTGGCAAATCTCCGCGCGCGTATCGATCGCCATCCCGAGCTCCGAGTGGTTATCGACGAAAAACTGTTGCCATATCACCTGATCATTCGGTTGCACCCAACTTCCGTCCGGTAACTGGTAGTCGTCTTTGATCTGGTCTGCGTTTAGGAGCTTGAGACACAACCGGAACGTGCCCACGTCTCCAACAATGAATCCGCTGTTAAGAAACTTGTAAGACGTTTCAGACTTCGGATGCCCGCTTTCAATCTCGGGGTTGGGCGGCCATATCGCGCGTTCGGAGTTAAACACGATACGACGACCAGGACGGATGGCCTTGAGGCACAAAACAGGGTCTTGTTGGAACACCACATCGAACGAATCACAGAAAATCATGCACCCTTCGGATGGCGTAGCATCCAGATATTGATTCAACATCCGCAGTTTGCTGCCGAGTCCGCCATAACCTTCCCGGAGCACAATCGGCTCATGCCCGAATCGCCGGCAGGATTCCATGAACGCGTTGAAACAGTAATACGGCTCTTTCGGCTCCCGGCTGGCAATAGTGATCATCTTCATTTCGCTACAAACTTCTCGATGAGGTCCACCACGTAATTGCTTCGAGCCTCCAGCGAGTAATGCCGGCGCATGTGTTCTGCGCCGTTCACGTAGATGGAGTAAAGAAGGTCCGGATTGCTGACTACGGACAGAATCTTGTCCACGTCAGCCCGCGAAATCGCGCCATCGTAATCGCCCACTTCGACCATGTGCACCATGTCCTCACGCGGAAACGGCAACCGGTGGTCGCTCTTAACCCTCAACATCGGCGCCACCGTGATCAGTTTTAACGGCCGCTCGCTCCCCAGGCTGGCGTCAGCTTCCAGGAAGAGCTTCGCCTGCCGATGCCGGTCCATCCAAACGTGATAATCCAGGCGGCGATAACTCGGGACAATCTCGCAATCCAGTTTTAACCGGCCATCCCGGTAAAGATCGATCATCGCCACCGCGCGCGTAAGTCCGATGTTGGTCAACCCGCATACATCGAACGGCCGCGCACACAATTCCTCTTTCGAGACCAGCGGGAAATCTTCCATCATTGGGTGCTCAATCGGATGCACCCATGACGGGTAATCCTGATGGATCTGCATCTTGCGCATCAGATAAAGGAGCGGGTTATTACCTCTTGAAACGTTCCAACCAAACCATGCGAAGTCGTGGCGATCGAAATCGTATGATTTCATATCCGCCCAGTCGTCGGTCCCCGGCCAACGTCCGTGTGACGTATTGCTGCCCGCGTGGTCAAAATGGTCGAACCACACAACGGGCAGATTCTTGTGCAGCGCGAATTGGAGTACCGTTCGGTCGTAAGGCGATGTGCCGCGTTCAATGTTCCAGCAGTCGCTATTGAACAGAATAAGGTCACACTCCTGTATCTGATCGTATGTTAGGTTGGTATGCCCACGTTCGATTAGTCTTGCTTCCAAGTGTGCGAAGTGATCTGGCTCGTGACCTCGAGGTCGATCATCGTACCCTAATGGATGGACTATTAGAAATTTCATCTCAGCGCAGATACAGCACGTCTTCCTGAATCAACTCCCGCGAGATCGGATGCACGATGTCGCCAAGTTTTTCAGCTAAATGAAATCCGTGCTCGTACATGAACGAGTCGACCTCGGCAGCCGGCGGAGCACCTTCGTTGTAATTCGTGTGCGCGACTTCCAATACCACGGCATCAGCCTGTCCCAAGGTTTTTAAGCCTCCACGCATGATGTCCAGTTCGCTTCCCTGCGTGTCGATCTTGAGAAGTATCGGTAATCCCGTAGTAAAAGGACCCAAGGCTAGATCAAGTGTCGTGGCCCAACGCTTATGTTCTACGGCTTTATCGCCTTCGAAAAATGGAGTGTTTTCCCTGTAGTAACTACATCCGGTGGCGGTAGCGCAATCACGCATTGTGAAAAAAGTTACCTCCCGATGGTGATCACTCAGGAGCGAGATTAAAATATACGGGAAACCCGCTTCCCTGAGTGCTGGTTCACATTCCAGGTTAGCTTCGATCAATATAAAGTCTGCGTCCGGCCAAACAGACTTCGCCTCCTTAGACCAGTCACCGAGACGAGCGCCTACATCAATCACTACCGCGGGCGTGATGTGTTTCTTGATCAGATCGAAATTCATTCAACTTCCCTTATGGCCAGGTGCCAACTCCCGTCAGTCCATTGCTGCTCGAGAACCGTAGTGAAATTCGTTTCTGCAACTTTGCGTATGGCGTATCGAATCTTAGCTGTGGGTTCAACGCTGATTGGTCCGGCTTTATGCCATGTAGCGTCAAGCAACGCTTGTTTCTCTTGAATCAGTTGCGACAGATGTGCCATAGTTTTTCGATGTGCACGCTTTAGCTCGGTCATCTGATTCTTGAGGGATTGCACCTCATCACTTCGGTGAGTTCGCCTGATTTTGGTTTTTGTTTTCTTTTTCATTCTTCTATTTTAGGCATCGCGCCCTCAATCAACGGCAGCACATAATCCCGCACATAAGCCGGCCCCCGATACCGAGCCACGGTCTCTTGGCTGCGCTTGTAAATCTCATAGAGATCTGCCCGTTTCGTCGCTGCGTTCAAATCCTCAAACAGATTGTCCGGCCCTAACCGGATGCAATTCTCGCCGTGCACCCACGGTATTCCCCAGGCCAACCGATCTTCCGGGAGCGCCATGATAGATTCACACGGGCTTTCAGTGTGACGGAAGCATTTTACTCCGCACCCAGGTAAAGCCACGCTCAACTTCGCCCTGCGCTGATAGAACAATAGGTCTGTGATCGACACTCTAGAATAATAAGGAGCAAAAACTGTCATCCATGCCCGCGTGTGCGGATGATCCCGGATAAATGGTTCGAACTGACTGGCTTCACTGATCATTCCGATCCCGTTGTTCATCGCGTGAAAAATATCCCCGTGCAGCTTCGGCCGCATCGGGTTAGAGAAACCCCAGTTGTTAAACACCTGCAGAACGCGATTGTTGAACTCGTCCTCGCTTTGCATTGGCATGTCAGGCAAATAGCAAGGCCACTCTATAGGTACAACCTTATCGTTCGCGTCCTTAGAGAGCAGTTCCCGCTTAAAGTAAACCAATGGCGGATGATTCCGCATCCATTCGTGTAACGGATGCCAATTAGGATTCAGCCAGGGACATTCAAGAGTGTTCACTCCAAACAACTGCGTTTCGTCTTTCTGGTCGAAGTAACACCATTCCAGTTCAGTGAAATCTAGAAATACGTACGGCTTTTTGGACTCCGCGATGTCGTAAATTCGGGGATTAAACTTGTAGTCATGGAAGAAACTAACGACTATTACGGCGATGTCGGCAGGTGCCAGGTTGGTCGTGACCTCCGGGAAATGGTTCAAAAGATTGCATTGAATTGATCCGTCAATTCTCCCCCGATCATCTGCGCTCACGATGAAGGACTTCACTATGATTTTCTCCTTCCGCTGTGCCATACTCGGCCGTCGGGCTCGCTTCCGTAAAGCGCGATTGCGTTTTCCACGGACAATCCACGAGATTTGACTTTATCGTGCAACCAGTCGTACGGGATTCCGTTATCACGGGCGAGTGAAGCTATTGATGGCTTGCGTGATAGAATCCGAGACGCATCCAGTCCTCGATGGAATCGTTCGTGAATGGTAACAACGGGCAGGTTTACTTTCTTTGCCCACTGGGCGAGCGTTAATGTCTCTCCCCGAAACGTAAATCGTATATTCTTGCGACTGTTATTGGCCTGAACTAAACGGCTTTCCCATCTGCAATTCGACGGCGAATACCCTAGGTCGTTATTGATGCGCTCAATGGTTAGTCCTGGCTTCCATGACGATCCCATGTCCTCTAGGAAATTCTCGAACCTGCTCCACCGGTCGCAAATTGTGATACCACGCCCACCGTAGTAGGAAAAACAAGTGTTATTGGGATTACGGCATCTCTGGCGCATATTAAGCCAAGTGGCATAAATCGGATGTGTCGCCTTTCTGCGAGAAAAACCGTGCCTCGTTGTCATTTCTTCTGCAAAACCATTTCGATAAAGCACTCCACGCCTTTATCTGGATCGAAAGTCTGATCCACTGTAACCGGTAGGTTGAAATCGTAATTCGTCGTCACGAGCCGGCAGACTATCACATCGGCGCCGAACTGACTCAGCCACTCAGGCAGCTTAATGTGGTAATCTATAGCGGACCGTTCGGACTTATGAAATGTCTCCCCTGGATCCCCGTTCGAAATCGACATCGACCACGTTGATCGGTGGCCTTGATTCCAGTGGCTCGGCCAACTTCGCTTCTCATAAAGCTCCCAATCAGGAACAGTGGCCACGATATACCCGCCAGGTTTCAACACCTTCAGCCACGAGCGCAACATCACCGCGGGATCAATGGCATGTTCCAAAACTTGGGATCCGTGCACAAAATCAAATGGTTCATTTGGAGCAATGAATTGTGTCACGTCGTCGCCGGCGCCATCAGGTAGATCAAGCGTGCTAACTAAATCACAGTGCGGCCAATCACCTGGTCTCATCGGATCATCTCCGGAGCCCACGTCCAAACCGCTCCCCTTGAATACGTCAGTCCATTTGAGGCTTTCCGACTGCTGCTCAAGTGAGCGGCGACGCATCGCCTTCGAAGTCTCTTTCACTTCAGCACCGGCTGCCTGAATGTCTTACACTTGCCGACAGGGGATTTGCAGATAACGCACTTAGGGCGTTTCAGTGATTTCTGTTTCTTCATAACGACACCTATACCGTGACAGCGTTTCGCTGACAATCACAAAAATCAAAAATCTTAGTGATGCCACTTCGCCGCGTAATCCAGTAAGCGTGTAATTCTTTCGGGGTTTTCTTCCATTAAGCCTAATGCGGTGTTGCATCTAGCGCATAGTAATCCTCGTATTTCCCCCGAGCGATGGTTATGGTCAACGGCTAGTCGCCTTCCTGATTTGCATCGCTCCTTGCAAACGGCGCATGAATGATTTTGAGCTTTCAGGAGCGCGTCGTATCCATCGACCGTTAATCCGTGACTCCACATCAGGCTACGTTTCCGGGATGCTTCTTTATTGTTTCGGTTCGGCCTAATTTTATCGTAATGGTGCTGGCATAAGCCATGTGCCTTAGACCTATTCTTGCAACCGCGCTTTATGCAAAGGCGTTCTTCTTTTGCCCACTGCCTCAACACCGTAAGATCGGAACCATGTTCTATCTGTCTCCGATGACCAGAGCAGTACAATAGGCGTTGCTTTCTCAGATTTTTACATCCTGGGAATTTACAAAAAAGCTGACCAAGTTCTACTTGTTCCATTGCTTGGCGTTCGCAGCAAACGTAGCACGCTTGCGCGTCAACGGATTCGGACTGTTTTTCAATTCCGCCGTGGTCTTGCCGGTCCGCGCCTTGAGCGCATTGAACTTGCCTTTGTTCGCTGGGTTGATGTGGATCCCACCTTTTCTATTTCTCGGCAGTGTGTCCACCCCTCTTTTGGGCTGATCATCTTCGTCGTTATCGTTAATCATTTTCTTGCCTCCTTTCCATAGTTTATGAATGTCGTCTGGTAAAAATTGCGCTGGTGGCGCACCTATTACGCTGCTTGCTTCCATTGCTTCACGATGTTTACACGGTTCGCCTGCGGTGTCGAACCTTTCGGAAACATCTCGCGCTTGATTTGCTCCGTAGCTTGAGTGTGTAGTTTCTCGATCAGTTTTACGTCTTCCTCAGTGGGTTTGGCGATCTGTTGAGATGTGAACCGTCCGGTTAAAAGTTGGTCGAACCGTTTGCCGGCCGCGATCTGATACTTGGTCGATTGCGCAGGCGTCATCTGCTGCGTCTTCCCATGAATATCTTGGTATGTCGTTCCGGGCTCGGTAACGGCCTTTTGGTCTCGTGGGTGACTATTATTCCAATGAATCAGGAGGCGATCTGCCTTTTTGAGTTCATCGTACGGATGAATAGCGGCCATCGTGAACATTCGGGTGAACCAGTTCCCCGTCTTTTTAACAGGGTTTCCGTACACGTCGATCTTCGGCTGCCGCAGACTCGGCATCGGCAAGAGATTGTATGCGAGATTCGAGTGTTTGGCGTCAGGGACGAAATCATCGTAGTTGCGCAACGGTTGACGGATTAGATTCGGCACCAGCCAGTTCAGGAACAGGTGAGGCACGGCCTGTGTCACCGGGGTTTCACCCGAGAACATCTTCGAGAGACCGTCCAGGTTCATCAGGAAACTCTTCTCGTCTGTCTGGGCGAGCAGATAACCGGCTAACGCGTCCACGGCTTCCCGCGGCCCCAGTTCGCCCTTGAGGAGATGCTTCGTGTTGATCAACGTGTCAGCCACGGTCCCTAGTATCGTCGCCGCCGGTTCGTATTTTCCGTAATTGAAATTTACCCCGTTGCGGCCACCTATCCTAATCACGTAAGGACCGCCATACGCCCGCTGTTGTAGTTCTCTCACGCCTTTCTTGAGTTGCGTGTAAGGCGTCGAACCTGTGATTAAAACGTGCTTATCGTCGTCGTCACTGTCGCCAGCTATAATTCGCCAAATGATTGCGCCAACGGCCAGTGCCGCTATCGACTTGGCGATGTCTCGGATCTGTTGCGGTTGCGAGTAGTTAGATTGAAACTTTTCGCCGTTCCAATTAAAAAAGCCTTCGCCGGCGTCATACGAAGACTTGGCCGCTTTCGTGAACTTGATCGGAGTAGTAACCGGAGCCGCGACACCGCGCGCAGCGTTTTTCAGGTAATTGTATGGAAGCTGCACGAACGGGAAGAAATACCCCCAAGCGTGACTCCGGCTCCTGGTCTGCGCGAACTGCCCTACCGCGTTGTCTATCCAGTTGCCCTTAATTCCACGAACCCAGTTTCCTTTCGAGTCCTTGAATGGCACGGGTTCTCGTAACGCCATCCACTTAGCGAAATCTGCAGCCTTAATCCATGCCGGGCTGCCAGGCGTAGCGACAAGCTCGTTCATTCGTTTCGTAAGCGCATCCCCAGAGAGTCCTTCTCGTTTAGCCATCCGGTACGCTACCGGCGTAACTTCCATCATCCCGTTCAACGTTTTAATGAATCCGTCCACGAACCACAGAACTCGCGTCGGCATCCTGATGACGCGTCCCCGTACGGGGTTCCAATTCCCGAGATTCTTCTGTAGCGCGTCCTCGACAGGTTTGGCTTTGTCACCAAAAAACTGTTGCAATGGTCGCTCGGAAATGGACGGACGGTGAAAGGTTTGCTCCGCGTTAAGTTCGCCTGGGTACAGTTCGGACTGACTGTTTAGAACCTCTTGATCGAATATGTCACTCTCTGTGGACCATTGACGGGCGCCTACTCGCAACGCTCGGGCCAGCGAAGGAACCACTCCCCTGAAGATGTATTTGAACTCCTTGAACGTCGGCGCATCCGAGTTCTGGTACATCGGCATGAGATTAACAAGACTTTCGAGTCCGCGCATAACGGTGAACTCGAAAGCACTGTTCGCTAGTAAACCAACCTTGTACGTGATGTGCGTGGTAGGACCGGATAGCAGATTTTGGAGTCCCGCTTCGTAAATCATGTCGGCGCGATTACCGTTAGCCGCCTGAGCTACGCGCGCAATCTTCGCGACATCATCCACGCTCCCGAGATCCGCGCCTTTACGCACCATCATCTCTTGATACAGCGGCAATCCAGGCTGCCCGAGCACTCTGCCGGTGTAGGGCGGCTTTTGACCTTCAGGATACGGAACCGGAGCGTTCTCCCGACGCGCAACATCTTCCGGGGATTCTATCACGGTCCGCGGCACCTTCGGCGGAACGAAAATCTTAGAGCGTTTCCGCTTTGTCACCTTGAATGTCCCTTGATCCTTCGCGGATACCAATCCCATGCCACGCATGATCTTGCGGGCCTCGGCTAACGCGTCCGCGTCGCTGATCTCCTGAGCGCGAAGTGGCTGCGTTGCCAACATCCCCTCGAAACTCATATTCTCGACGCGTAGCCCTGCCTTCACCTTGGCAACCAATTCCTTCTCAACCTGGTCGTTAAACTGGTCGATCGTGTCTCTCACGTCCTTCTCTGTGAGTCCTGTCGCCTTGGCGATCTCTTTCGAGGTTCGCTCCCCACCGATCGCCAGCTTTAAGGCTTTCTGATGCGGCACATCCAGATTTTTGCGCTGGTTTTCCAGAAATTCTTTCCCTTTCCCGTGCAACTCCCAGCCGCCGCCCATAATGTCTTCGAGTGTCACGCCACCCTTGGAAATGTAGGAAAAGGCCTTTTCAAGCTGGTCCAGGCGCTCTTTCATGGCGGCATCAAGCATCGCGCGCTTCTTCGCCTTATCGGGCTCACGCTCAATCTCCGCTTCCTTTGCCGGCGGCAATGTCGAAATCACTTTGGTTAGAAATTCCCGATTCCGTTCCTCGGGCGTCTTATGCGGGTCGAATCCAGCCGCGAGATCCCGCGCGGTCTGTCCACGGATGTTCCGATAAGCAAATCCTGCCGCAAACATATTGCGGAGTCCTTCAGGAGAGGTGTCCCGACTCAGATCGGCCAGAAGCGTCTTAGCCGCCATCACTTCGCTGTCACGCAAGGTATCGCCATTCAACCATCGTTGCGCGACTTCTGTGGCCGAGATCGGATTCTTCTCAGCTTCCCGCTGCATTTGGTCCCGCGACTTCGGTTTCCAGAGATCAGTGTAATACTGGTCCACCGCGCGCTGCGACGCTTCGCTGGCACCCATCGCCAGGTCAGGACGCCCAATGGTGTAACGCCCGCGCTCTTCCGCGTTCGACTTATCGAACAAATTCTCAAGCTCATCCGTATTCAGGCTGTCGATTAACTGTTGTAACGGATCCGCGCTGGATTGCGCTTTGAGTTCGTCCTTAACGTAAGAATCTATGACATTCAGTGCATCACCTGATTCCAGTCCACCCTCGTCACTGGTAAATGTATATCCTTGCTTTTTTGTAAGCGCCAAGGCCTCATCTCTGTCAACAAACCGGCCTTTGGATGTCGTGTAACCGTACTCCGTTCTGTCATCCTGAGAGATTACGAACCTTGCCGTGCTGTCAGGAATGGCGTCCACTAATGCGTCGGCGTGCGTACCCAGTGAGGTAACGACGCGACCGTTAGGTAATTTGACCGCTACCTTTTCAATCCTCTCGTCTTTCGAAATCGGCTGACTCAACAAATCACTCACCTTCGTAATGCCCACTTCCCCCAGCTTCCGACGCATCCGTTCCATAGCGGTTGTTGCCAACTTACTCACAGCCTGCGGGCTCACCCCGATCCCGTCCGCGATTTCCCTAATCGATTTCCCTTCCAAAATGCCGTTGAGCGCAGCCTGCATCCGTTCCGGTAACTGCGTCACTAATTCGTTGATCACCTTGCGCCCTTCATCCAGTGCCGCTTCACTGCGCACATCGGACGTGCTGGGAATTAAATCCTTACTTGTCTCGTTCCGGCCCTCGATCGGCGCCTCAAGCGATCGCGTTTCCTGAATCCGTTTCAACCGGTTCCCGCGATCATACAACCCGCGCAGCTCATTCCGGACCGCCGTGACCGCAAACGGCCGAAACGCGCCCTTGTCCGGATGGTACGATTCCGCCGCGCGGGCCAACGCAATCCGGGCGTGTTGCTCCAAGTCATCTCGTTCCAGAGGGCCTTTGACGTTCTCGAAACTACGGGCAATCCTCATAGCTAGTGGTAATTCTTCATTAAATCTCTCCGTAGCTGGAGACGGACCGCCCTCGGGCCGCTGCGTAACTAATGGCTGTGATCGCAAAGTCTGGACCGCTTCCCTGATCGGCGTTCCCGCCCCGGCCCCCGCGTAGCTTTGCACCGCCTCGTATGCGTGATCTCGGTCCAGGAATCGCCCATTGGTTGTGGTGAATCCCTCCAGTAATCCAGGGATACTTCCCTCAGACCATCCCCGCCTGCTCACTTTCCCCTCTCGGGCTGCAGCGTACGCCGCAGATAAGGCGTCATCGTGATATGCCCCCGTGAAAATCTGACCATCCGGAAGCCGCACCGCCGCCGCCGAGATCCGTTCCCCCTCGTTATTGATCGGCTGACTCCGCAGAACGTTTAACGCCTGCGTCCGCAACGCCACGCCCTTGCCGGTGCGTTCCTGCTCAATCACATCAAACACTTTCTGCCACGCGGTATCCAGCACAGATCGTTCCTCGCCCTCCGGATAGGGTTTGAGATCGAACATCTGGTAGAACTTGTTCTCAACTCCGTGCACTAGGTAATCACTACGACGCCCTTCCGCCGACAGCTTGTCATGCACGAACGATTCGAACGACCGCGCCCCCATCTCGTGCGGAGTGCTCCAATAATCGCTCGATCGAAAATCATCGATCTTGCGCGACTCCCTGAAGTAATCCGTCGGACGCGATTTCACTTCCGTTACGCCTTCACTCGCCTTGGCGAGACGTTCTTGCGCGTCAAACATCGATTTCAACTGCCAAAAGAGTTGCTTGCCGAGGCTGTGATCCGCGCTGGTCGCGAAGCTGCGTCCGAGCACCTCCTTGTAAACCGAGTTCAAATCTTCAATCGCCTGGTAACTCTCTCGTCCGCCAAACCTGCTCTTCTCGCTCTCGATAAATTTCCGATCTCCAACATCTCCGGCTTCAATCTTCGCCGAGATCGTATCAAACCGTTGCAACTGCTGTGAAGTAGGCGGCTTCTTCGACCGAGAATAAACGTGATACGTCTCCAGTTGCCGGCGAATATCTTTCAGTGTGCTCGCGACGTGTTCACTCATCCTGTCGGCGTTCTTTTCCGCCAGTGACTTATCGATCTCGCCTGTGACATTTTTGCGAACCATCGCCTCCATCACGGCTTTAAAGGCGTCCTCCAGTTCAGCGCGAACCTTCGTTTTATAACTGAATCCGTGGCTCACGTAGTTACCAGCCTTATTGGCGGAAACCTTGAATGTGCCCTCCGTCGTCTTTTCGGAAGGCGCCTTGGTGTCCTGTCGCGCCAGATAATGATCGAACGCGTGAAACCACTCATGCGCCGCGCTACCAGCCCCCTTGATCTTCGTCAGGTTTATGACTGCGTAATCCGGCTCGTAATGAGCGCGAGCGCCTTCCAAACCGTGTCCGCGCGCTCCAAATGCTATCGCCAGTTCGCCGTTCAGTGATAACGCGCGTGGATCTACGCCCAGCGCATGCGCGAGGTCATACATGGCATCGTAAGCGTGATTGAGTGCCGCCTGTCCTGAACTCCCCATATTCCAGTTACCAAACTCGCCGCCGCGAAACCCAAACGCGCTCTGAAACATCCTCGGAGTAACATCGCCGAGCTTCGAAGTCGTAGCGGGTCGATGCGCCGGGCCGGTGCGCTCAATGTGGTCCAGCCACGGTTTCTCCGGGAAATTGAATTTATGATTGATGATCTCTTCTGGGTTTGTCGCCATGTAGTGCATGGCGTCCTCGCGAGTTGCGAACCCGTCCTTAACGGTTGGACGCTTCCGTGGCCCAAGGCTGCGCTGGATGGCATAGTTATCGGTTTCGCCTGAGCGCGCGATATTGCGAACATCGTGGTTCCGCGACACCTCTAGTAACGGAATCGCCTTTTCAGCTTCCGCCTTGCTCTGGAACGCTGATCGACTCGCTAACCCGCCATCGCTCAACCCGATCACCCATTCGCCCGGTTTCCGAGCGTCCTCAAAGACGTGATATTTACGCATCCACGATGGTCTCTCATCCGCTGTCTTGCCTTCGCCTTTCGGACCAGTCTTTTCGGCCAAGTCTTTGCGCGCCCCACCAATCTTCTCTCCGAAATCCTGAATCACCGCGTTCGAAGCGCGATGCAATTCCGAACCAGCGACCGGCGATGTCTCAGGAACTCCTAGTGGGAGTTCTTCCGAGACCGAGGCAGGCTGTTGAGTTTCGCCCGTTTCGGCAACTTTAATCCCTTGCTCGCCTGGTTCCACTCGTCCACGTTGACTCCCTGTTTCTCCAACTCCTTCTTGTGGATGTTGAAGTACGCCGCCTGTTTCAGGCTTTTGTATGGCATTTGATTCTCCTCCTGTATTTCTCTCAGCTAACGCGACAGCGTTTCGCTGTTCACCTGCATCCAACCGATCAAACAAATTCAACTGACCCGGAAATTCTCTATTCGCGAAGCGCGAACGTAATCTCTGGGAGAACAACGTCCCTTGCTCTTCGCCTTCCGGCATCCTTCCGACAGCACCGCGCTGATCAAACAACCCCTGCTGCGATTGCACCTCGCCGCCTTGAATCGGACCTTCTGTCCATTTCGCCTTGAATTGCGCAACAGATTGCTGCCCGCGCGTCTCATCGCCAAACATGAGTTTCTGTCCCAGCGCGGACTCGGCCTTGTCGAGTACGCGCCTCTGATTCTGAGTTAACTTGGCACCGCTCTGCTCCAGTGAGAAAAGTTTCCGGTAAATTTTAGCCCAATCCTGTAGTGATCGCTGCACCGGCTCGGACGTAATTTGAGGAACTGTGTAAAGCGGAGCCTCACCAGATTCACGAGCGGCAATCTCAGCCTCCATTTTTGATCGTGTAGGCTCATCGGCAGACTGAACCCTCTGTTTGAGTTCCTCTGTCGTGTATGCTGGGAATGTCCTGCGACGCGTGGCAGACGACTGCGCCACGTTCCAAAGCATCTCCCTATCAGTGTCATTCGTGGTCGTCTTTTGCGCCTTCAGTATCGCCGCCGCACTCGGTGGCTCCTCATCCCCGAAAAACCGTTGCTGATTCGGATCCCCGTAATCCACAACCGCTTTCACGTATCGCATTAGCGGATCCACCACCTGCTTAACGCTTCGAGCGTTCGCTAAAAGCTCTAGTATCCGAGCATCCAACGGATCTGTAGCCACGGCCCTGTGGGCCGTCCCAAGATCGAATGCTCCTTGCGAAAAATAATCCGATACGTTCCTGACTTCACCCGAGTCCTTCGCCCGTCTGTAATCCAGTAACGTCGTCAACGCGCGTCCCAGATTCGGTGTAATCGATAATGACGGGTTGATCGTATCCACGTTCACTATCGCCGGACCAACCTTCGATAATCCCGACACCACCTGTCGTATCCCAGGCGTGTTGATGTTATCCATCAAACTCGATAGTACCCTGTCCACGCCCGGTTGTTCACCGAGTAGATGTGCCAATAGCGCGGCCTGAGCGCGACGCTCAATCTTGCCGTTGTCCGGCGTACCATCTTCAAATCGGAGCTCTTTAGGAGCCCCAACGGAGTTGTAAAACGCCGTCAAAAATTCGTGATTGAAACTGCCGTCCTCGTTCGGATTCAACGATTGCGTAAGCGTCGGATCAGAGAACAAATTGCGATCGGATAACGCTGTCTCCGCAATGCTCCGTTGCTCCGTAGCAGCCGTGTTACTCGCCTTAACCAATTCCTGTTGGCTGAGACCGCCGCGCTCCGCAGATGTCACGCGGACGAGTGCCACCGGTTCGCCATCTGGAATATCAGTTTTGATCCCGAGTCGCGCAGCCTCGCCGCGCGCCCACTTATCGTAAATCGCAGCCTTATCCGGATGCGACGCATACATGTCCCGGATCGCCATCGTCCGATTATTCCCAACTTCAACGCTGCCATCAGGCGTAGTAATCGGAGCCCCATCATTCAGCGTAGGCGACGCGCCCCAAGCGATTTCCACATTCTCCGGCGTAAGATTCTGTATGATCTCCAGCCGTTGCGCAGCGCCAGTCCGTTCCCGGTCAATCCTATCCTGCGCGGCCCCGCGCTCAGTGTTGATGGTAAGCGACTTGATAGGCGCAAGCGCCCATTTCCCAGAAATCACTTCCGACCCACGGGGATTCTTCGTGCGCCACTCACCCGCCAAAGGAATCGATTGCCCCTTAAACTCAGTAGAGTTTCCTAATTCAACATTGGGCGTTGGGCGTTGAGTGTTTGGGGTTTCTCCCGCCGTTCCTACGGCTCCAGTTCCTCGATCAGTCTCCCCGCCTCCGTCACGTCCACTGCCCACTGGAACAGTTCCAGCCTGAACGCCTCCCGTTGCTCCAGATTCTCTTGTACTTGAATTGTCAGGTGCGGTGGCTCCGGCACCGACGGAAGGATGAACCTCGGATGTTTTTGTAACTGGGGATTGCTCATCAAAACGACCACGTAGCACGTATGCCAAAAGCTGTTCAGCCGAAACCGGTATTTTTGATTCTTTCGAGGCCGCAACGGCTTCCTGTATGCGCGACTTCGGCGACCGAACCCCGATTTTCACCGCCGCTTTCGTAGCAGCAACAACCTCTGCCTTCTCCGATTCCTCTTCAGTTCGACGTTGGGCGTTGGGCGTTGAGCGTTCGGCGTTTGCCGCTAATTCAATTCGGCTCGCTGGTTCAACCGCTCCACCAGAAACTTCCGGGACACCCGTATCTCCTCTTCCAGTTCCGCGAGTCCCTGTAATCTCTCCAGCACCAGCACCCGCTCCTTCGCCTCGTGTCTCCCCAGGAGGACCACGGGCAGTTTGTTCGGTGGGAACATTGCTTTTAGCTTTGGTTTCACTACTACCCTTTCCAGACTCCATCTGGGCGTGAGCGTCAACCTCTTTTACTTTACTGCGGATAAATTCCTGCGCTTGCCCGACCTGTTTTACTAGATCCTCGTCGGCGCCGGACTTGCGAAGTTGCCCCTGCATATCACGAAAAAACCGGAGCAAAGTCGCAAGCGCCTTTCGGTTTTCGACGATGAATTGTCGGCTCGACTGCTCCGGTAGAAATTTGTCTTTCAGTCTAATCTTGCGGCCTTTGGCCAGTTGCATGTCGCCCGCCAGCCAATAGGCCCACATCTCATGCGCAAAATGGTAATCGCTCGAGCCTTCCGATTTATAGAAGGTCCGCATGGCGTCCTGAATCTTTTTCGGGAGCGACTGGTAAATCTTAACCAGGTCGATGGGGCCGCGCACTTCGCCCGTCTTCGGATCCCGATTTTCCAACGCCGTAGTGACCGCATGCGTAACTTCGTGCGTCATAATGTTCGACGTGTGATCGGGGCTGCCCGTGTATTCCGCCGCGTGCCGAATCACGTCAGGAACCGAAATTACGAGTTTCCGTTCCGTAGATAGTAACGCGCCACCGCTCTGTTGCCCTTCCAGTGTAAATCCGACACCCTGGAACGCTTTCTGCCAGCGTTCGTATTCCGGCTGCAGCACTTTCGCCACCACGCGCACCTGTTTATCTTCCGCTGGCGTGAGCTCTCCGCCCTTCTCCGCCGCGGCGCTGGCCACTGCGCTCTCGACAAAATCATGTGGCTGGACTGCTTCGGTCGGGCCCGGCACTCGTGTAACATCACGAACCATGCCTTTGCCGGGCTGGATCTCACCTGCGACCTGCGCTTGCGCGGCCTGCTCACTCGGAGCCTGGACTTGTTTGATCTCCCGTTCACCCTTTGGCCCTTCCACTTCCACCGCAAAAGTCGGTTGCGATTCGGGCTTGAGCGTCTGTTGCCGCTGGGTTTCTTCATCCTTCGGCAAAATCTGAGCTGTAATCGGAGCAATCTGTTGAACCCGCGCCAGCGCCGCGTCGGTGATAATCGGCTTCGATCCGTCTGGGCCTTTCGCCATCTCCACGCGAGCAACGCCGTTCTCGTCTTTGGATAAAACGGCCTTCTTCTCCGCAGCCGTAAGCGCATCCATCGGCTGCCCCTGCGAAATCTTAACGAGACCACGAAGCGCATCCTGTGTGACCGCATGCTCTTCGGGCGTCTTACCCTCCATCTGTAGGTTGTCGATCTCCTGGTGAGCCTGATCGACGGTCGGACGAGCAGCCGGTGCTTGCTTTTCCGTTGGACGTTGAACGTTTTCGGGCTGACCTGCGTTCCCCGTGGAACCTTCAACCGTAGCCCCAGTCTCCGGTTTAGGAACCGGCTTGTATTCCATCCCTAACGACTGCGCGAACGCCGCCACCTTCTCATGCGTAGTGCCTGCTACTTCTGGATCAATGCCACCGAAAAACGCGCGAAACTCCGGAGAAACACCGTCTTTTTTTGCCTTCGCGATGGATTCCTTGACTAAATCCGCTGTCTCCGGCCTCGCGTTCGCGGCCATACTCGCTGCCCTCTTGAAAGTGTCACCCAGCCCTTCACCGCTCAGGATTCCCATAATCGCCGCAGCTTGAGCTATAGATTGGAACGTCGGGTAATGAACCTCGTCTGGATTAAGACCGATCGCGTGCGTAGCCGCATCGAATCCCGGCCTTAACGCAGCCTCGAACGCAACCCCAGCACCAGCACCACTGGCGAGTTTAGTAGCGATGAACTTTACCGCAGCACCCGCTCCCTGTTTCTCGGAAATAACGCTGGCTGCCTTAGCAAAACCTTGATACGAAGCGACCGCAGCCGGTCCCATGCCAGCGATCTCGCCGGCCGCCGCGTATCCTGGTTCCAACTTCGCGCTGCTTTCCAGCGAATTAACCAAGTCGCTGTAATTTGACGCGCGATCCAGTAATGCACCCGCCGCCTTTTGCGTGATTGCCGTGCCAGCCAGGAAAGCTATACCGTGCACTAGAGCAGGTAAGGCCACCGCACCCCAGCCGCCGACAGGAGCAGTCAGGCTCGCACCACCAACCGCCAATTCAGGATCGAACGGAACCACCGCAGCCGAAGCGGCAGCACCACCTTGAAACGCGAGATAAGACTTGATCCCCGTATCTACGAACGCCTTGAGTTTCGGATTACTGCCGGCGGCATCCATCAACGCCTTATATTCGTCGTCAGCCTTCCGAGCGTCGGCCAAGTGGTCCTTGACGTAATCGGGAGACAACGCGCCATCGCGCATGGCTTTTATCATCGCTGGTCCAGTGTAGCCACGTTCGAACGACACGGTTCCGGCGTCTTTATCGGTGTGGTAAAGTCCGTCGGGAGTGTTACCTGATTCCCAATCCTTGCTGATTTCCTTCTCGGCTAATGCCCTCGATGTTGCATCCTTGGCTATTTGCTGAAGTTCTGGGCTTAACGTTGGCTGCCCAGCTCCGGCCTGGACCTGGTTGAACTTCTCCTGTAGCGCATCCCGCTGCGGAGCTAAAACAGCCTCGTTGTCCTCAAATTGCTGTTGTACCACCGAGTTGCGCTCGTTCGCCATCTGGTCGTGCGCGTCGATCAACGGTTGCAATTGCGCTTTTCGCTGTTGAACCTCGTCCAGCATCGGATTCAACCGGTTCAATAACGTCTGGACCTGCGCTTTCTCGCGAATATCCGTCAAATCACCGATCGATCGACCGCCCAAAATCGTGTTCACCCGGTCCTGCAGCTTGCCAGCGACCTTCTCAAGCGGGTCGATTTGCGCCTGGGCCGCTTGGATTTCAGCGCGGGCCGGATTTAACCTGTCGTCATACGCCTTAGCGGTCGCATTGAGCGCATCCGAAACGTCATTGTGCGCCGCGTCCAGCGCATCGCGTTCCTGCATCAGTGGGCCGTAATTCGGGTCGTTCCTGAATTGCGCTTCCTGGTCTTGCTCCTGGCCTACACCCAGTTGCGCTTTACGGTCCTTTAGTGCTTTCAGGACTGGATCTTGTTCAGGGTCGAGGCCGCGAGCGCCGAGCGCGTCTTCGCGCTGCTGGATTACGCGGTCGAAATCTCCTTGCTCTTTCGGAGCTACTTCACTCCATCCCGCGCGGTTAGCATGAGCATCTTTCAACGCCTGGCGTGCACCGGAGAGCTCTTGCGCGACGCGACTTTGCGGATTTAGAACCGAATCGCTCTTCGCGCTACCGGGCGAGACTGACGTTCCCGCGGGCGAGTAACCGGCTTCCGTTAGATCCTGAATCTGTTTTTCGAGTTCAGCCTTTCGGTCTTGAGCGGCTTTCGCGCCTTGCGATAAAGTGCCGCCTACACCAAAAATTCCGACACTATCCTTTTCGTTGAGTTTATCGGGCGTGATCCCATCGAGTTCCTTTTGTAACGCCTGTATCTGCTGCGCGTTCGCCTGAATGTCCTTAACTCGGGATTGAACATCCGAGAAAGCAGAATTGACGTGTTCCCCGAGAGTTTCCTGAACCGCTGCGTGCAATTTTTTGTCCAGCGACAGCTTCGCCTCTTGCGCCGCCGCCTGGATATTTGGATCCTTGCTCTTTAATCCTTCATCGATTGTCCCTAGCGATTCCCACGGCGAATACTTGTTCTGCTTGAAGAGATGGTTCGGATAATCCGAGTGCGTCCCGATCGGAGCGTTGGCGTCAGGCTGGACCTGTTTCGGGCCCGAAGGCGTGTATTGCGTCTGTTGCGCTTGCCCTTGCTGGTCGTAGGTCACTGGGCCTTTGCCGGTCTTGTAAATGACGTTCCCGTTTTCGTCGCGCTGCGGGACAAGATTCCCGTTCTCATCGCGCTCAGTCAGCACGCGACTCTGGCGAAGCGTATCCGCCGTTTCCGCGTTATCGGCCTGTTGCTCGGGCCCAACCGCGGAACCGGCCAATCGTTGCTGGTAACGATAAGTCGATTGCGCGTAGTCATTCCATTTCTCGGCAGGAACAGGGACATTGATAACTTGTCCGCGCCGGCCGCGTCGCTGCGTCGGTTGCGGTTCCTTCGGCGGCTCAAGCGTGTCGCCAGGATCTGGAACATCCGTCAGTTCTACCGGCTGCGTCTGTGTGGCAGGACGAGCAAGCGGCTGCGCGTCCGCCACGGGATATGCGTTCGCCGGAGCACTCGGAGTGAGTGGTCTGTTTCCTACGCTTGAATCTACCCTGGCTCCCTGCTGTTGCTCTTCTTGAGGATCTTGGTCATCGGGATACGCCATATCACGCACCCTCCGTAACTGGAGATTTATGGCGCTTCGGATGGAAGACCGCGCGCTTATGATCCCAACCAGCCGAAATCCGATCCAAGATAGTTCCGTAGCTTATACCCCCACGCTCACTCCATTCCTTGACGCATAAGGTTTCCCCGGAGATGGACAACCTGATGTTAGTTCTTCGATTTCTGGCCTGATCTTTTGACGTTACCCAACGACAATTCGAAAGCTCGTAGTTCCCGTTCATGTCAACCCGATCGATCGAAGTTCCGACCGGCTTCTCGCCCATGTCAGCTAGGAAGTTTTCGAAATCCTGCCAACGCTCGCATACTCGTATCCCGCGACCGCCGTACTGCGGGAAATTTTTACTCCTTGGATTTAAGCAACGCTCGCGCATCCCGCGCCAGCACTCGTAGGTCTTAGTGCTAGGCTTATCTAATCTTCGCGTGTGTCCGTGCGTAGATCGGTTGCGATTGGATCGCGACAACCTTTCTCGTCCCAAGCACCCACAACTGCGCGAATTTCCACGGACTAGGTTTCCTTCAAGAACAGGAATTGGCGCCTGATTTCCGCAGCCACAAATGCAAAGCCATGTTCGGCATTTCTTGCCGCTGGGTTGAATGTGATCCTTGCCGCGCTGAATGACTTCAAATCGACCGAACTCGCGGCCTATCAGTCCGTCTTCATCGCAGTCATAATCCATTCCATGAAACTGTTATTGCCACTGAAAATTCTGCGGCTGCACCGCTCGCTCTTTGCGCGGCGTCATTGCCACCTGCCCGCCAACTGCCGGAGTAGGGCCAGCTTGTTGCCTGGGAAGGAAATTTATACCGGAACCGGTATTCACCGCGCTGGCCGTTCCGCCACTGGGGGTCCGAATCGATCCATCTGGGTTTCGCGTAGATCCCGACAATGAACCGCCAAGGGGACCGGTATTTACCGCGCTGGCTGTCCCGCCACTGGGAGTCGTGATCGATCCGTTGGGATTTTGCGTAGATCCCGCGAGGGAACCGCTTCCAAGCGGAACGTACCTACGTTCTGGTGTATTCGGAAGAATCGGATACCCGTTAGGGGCTCTATTGGAATTTGGACTAATAGGCACCGACGGAGGAGGAACCCGCGGCGGAACAGGTGCGGTCCGCGGTAACTGCGAGACTGCCGCTGTGTTCGGCGCTGCCGAGGTTGATCCAACAGGACCAGTGGGAGCCGTAGGCGGTCTCAAAAATTGCGGAGCGGTAGGAGCGGCTGCCGGAGAAGCAGGACGAGGAGCCTTGTCCACTTTCACGGTAGCGCCGGCACCCCTGGCTTCAAACGAGGTGCTGCCGGGGGTTGGACCAGCCGGAGACTGACTTGCCGCCGGTCGCGGTAAAGTGTTCAACGCATGCTGATAACCAGCCTCGTGCGCATCGGTCCATCCCTTGTCACCGCGGTTCAACGCATCCGCGTCATCCGTCTCTGTGTCGTCGTTCTGGTTGGCCATCGCTTTGGACAATGAAATCACATGACAGCTATTCGCTGTCAACAAACAGATTTTTCGTGAACCGTTCCCACCTGATCCTGCTCCGCTCGGAATAACTGGCTAACCCGCGCAAGTTTGATCTTACCGCAGTAGTGGACGTGAACGCCCTGTTCATCTTGCGCGCAATGTCGTCGCTATTGCCTTCATCCGCGAAATATGCCGGGTTTACCCAGCTCACTTCTTCACTCGTGACTACCGGAACTCCGTGCGTGGTCAAATCAGCGGAGTTAATACTGAATGTTTCGGAAAATGACACGTTTAACCCGAGATCCATCTTTGCACACAGATTCAAAAACTCCGGCCGCTTCAACCACGAATGTTCAATGAGTAAATGTCCGCGATTCGACACGCCGGCGAACAATGCCCGCAGATTCTTTAACACCGGTTGCGCCATCTGCTCGATGCGCGTCGCGTTAATGTGAAACTTGAGCGGTTTCCTGATCTTCTCCGCAAACTTAATCGCCGCCACCGCCTGAATTAGATGATTCTTGAGCGGCCTGATCGCGCCAAAGCACGAGACATGCAGATACCTGCGATGCCCCCGGACGTGATTGTGTAGATGCGCCGGGTAATAATTGGGAAGTAGCACCACCTTTTCCCTCACTTGATGCTCCGTCCATCCCCTGCCGATCCCGACCAGGAACGCAAATTCTTCATCTGTTCGAGCGTCATTGCACGCCAGATACACGTTCGGCAGCCCGACATACGCCAGACTCCATTCCATCACCACGCCTTCAAGCGCCAGGAACGGCATGGAACTGTGATTGCGGACGACCCATTTCACTCGCGGATGCCGGCGATGCAGCACTTTGAACTTCTCCGGGACCACCCAGTACGCTTCGATCACGCAAATATCCGGTCGGAACCGTGTGACTTCGCGATCGATCTGGTTGTTGTCGCGCACCTGGACCAGTTCGACATAATACCCGAGCTGGTCTCGTAACATATCGGCCACCAGCCGCGCGCTGTTAAGCAGCCCGCTACACAAATGCCCGTAACTGTAACACCCGTTGCTTTCGTCGGTGTAAAGAAAATCACGATGCTTCAGCAAAAATAAAACACGTTTTCGAACAGGCGACGTATCGCAATGCGACATGCCGCAGTTTTCACACGACAGCTATTCGCTGTCAAAACCTAACGAGTCACAGCGTTAATATTGCATCTGTGACAGAGCGGTTGAAATTCGTCGTAGCCAAGCATGAACATCTGACCCTGATTTTTTTCCTTGTACCACGCCGGGGGGTGATCCTCCCAACCCCACGGAAATTTTGGGAGCAATTCCTGCTCTAAATCTCGTATCCTTTTGGCTTCCTTGGGGAACCATATCTCGAGTTCTGAAAGCTCACCAGGTTCCGCAAACGCTCCGCATAAACACTCTCCACTCTTATGAATCAGGTCCACCACTTCATTCCTGTGTAGTGCGCAGTGAGCCATGCAGGTGGAGCAGTCCTTTTTAGTAAAATCATGGATGGCGTTTAACCACACTTGTCTGCCTTTCTTTTGGGGTTCAGGTTTGACGTTCCCCATTCTACGAACGCTCTCATCTGATCTCGCTCCACTAATATAGAGCACGGGTCGGACTGGGGTTGCCCTTATGTCTCTCTCGAATCTAGCTAGCTGTCTTTCTTTTAACTGGACGTACATGGCGTAGTGCTGTGGTGCTCCGGGAAAACCATGCTCCCTCACAATATCTTCGTAAATCTGTGGGTCCGGCGTTCCGTCAGCCTTGGTGTTTTCTGTCGCCTTGTATTCACGTAGGTTCCAATTTCTATTAGAGCAAGTTGCCCTGACGTAATCTCGTGTCTGCTCGACTCCGATTCCAGTATTGATATGCAGTGTGGTATCCGCGCCCGATTCATTCGCGATGAGTGTTGCCGTTGCGCTGTCGTGCCCTCCGCTAAACAACGCCACTATTGCGATCGGATTAAATCGATCTACCGCTGAACGAACGCGATCAGTGGCGCGTTGAATTAATTCTTTCACCACCTCTGCGCCCCACCCGGTTTACTCAGTTCGGCTTCTTCGAGTTTCCGGAGATCGGGCGGTAGCCTTGGCGCAATCCGCGGCTCGGAGTAAGTCGTGGCGCCGGCGACGCACATCAGGCCAATCGCCGTCTCTAATACCGTGTCGTCGTGTTTCCCCGGCATCGCCTCACTGCGGCCGTTAGCCTTAACCACGAAGTTTTGCATCTCGGCAAGTGTAATCGGGCAATGAATCTCGATTCCTTCACTTTGCGTCCCACGTTCACGAATCGCTCGAGCAAGGTTCTCGATCATCATCTCGCGCGTAGCCGTTGTCGTTTGCCAGCCGTACGCTTTGGTTGTTTTGTTATCTCGGCGATTGAACACCTCGCGCAAATAAATGTTCGCACCGATCCGCAGCTTCAATAGCTCAATCAGTCCGCGGTCCATGTTCACTTCCGGAACGATCAAGCAGTTGCCGTAATATTGTGCCAGCCGCCATACTTGCTCTTCTAACACGTCGATGTCCCATCGCAGTTCGTATTTCCGGTTACGTTCCCATGCGCCCCAGTCGTCAATCAGGCGCGCAACCTTTTTTGGCATCACCCAGCCGCGTCCTGAATCGAAATATCCCGCGCGGGTCACACTGACCGAGTGGTTATCGGGATCTTTCCCGCCCACCTGCGTTTCCCCGGTCATCTGATCGACACTGATTAAATAACGTAGGTCGCGCTTGGGTAATTCCCATCTCAGTATCCGGGCTTCTTCCGACGTGCACGGGCGCCACACGTATTTGTCACCAGACGGATCGAGTAAACCGAAGTCAGGCGGGTACAGCTTTGCCGCGGCCACCATCTTTTCAAGAATACCCAGGTTGAACCGCCGACGACCACTCGTTCTAAACGCACTTTCGGCGTCAAACGGGTAATCCTCGCAGAATTTGTCAAAATCTTTCGAGCACTCTTCCCTGATCGCCCATTGCATCCACGCGATTTGCCAGTCATCAAGTCCATATTGTTTTCGTAACTCATCCACCTTCTCGGGGCTCACGCATTGCTCGCGGCCTTCCTCGAGTTTCGGATCCCGCCGGCTATCAGGGAACTGGAACCAGGCTGCGAATAGTTTCACGTATCCGTCTTTCCCTGATTTCAGCTCGTCAAAGGTGATTCCGCCCTGCCACCGTTCGTAAAAGTCGCCGCTGGCGCCGTTGGCCGTCGATTCCAGAATGATCAGCGTCATCGCCTCTGGCGGAACGCACTTCAGTAATCCCGAAAGCAAATCTGACGCATTAGCCACTCCTTCCTCCGCCCAGCGCGCGACCTCTGTGGCTACCACCGCCTGATACGTTCCTGATCGGCCGGCCTCGCCGTTCTTAGCCGTCAACTGCTCCATGAACGATCCATTCACCCACCTGGCTTCGCGGTCCAACACACTGCATTTATTGCGCGCCTCAAACGTGTCGTTCTGAGCAAAAGTCTTCAACATCCGGAACAGATTCGATGATTGCGCGTGCGCCCCGCCGATAATGGCGCCGTTCGACCGCATATTCGACAGCCACCGGTAAGCGTTCCACACAGACGACGTGCTACTCCCCTTCTGCCGCGGCTTTAACTTGATCATCCGGCACGGTTTCCCGTTCATCAGGCACCAGTTCACCACATCGCTCTCAAGTTTCTGTAGATAATTGGCTTTTAGCTCCGGAAACTTGAGTAACTGCCCCACCTTCGGCTTAATCGCACCGTACGCCTCGAAACACGCCGCCGGCGTGGTCCGAAACATGATCTCGAGCTTTTCCTTAGTCACACCGAGAAAAAATTACGGAGGCGGGATTCGAACCCGCGATTTCGGCTTATGAGACCGACGACTTAGACCAGGCTTGTCAACTCCGTGATAAAATTTACGCTGGCCCGTTAAAGTTGACCAGCACATCGCTACCTTTCACGAAAATACCGGTGACAGCACTCGCGATCATCCTAATGTGAATCAACTCTTCTGGAACTGATGCGTCAGGGAAAAGTATCGGGTTCTCCGTGTTCGCGCCTTCGGCTTGTGACTTCGCGCGAAGAGTGATGCGGTTTATCAATCCCTCGTCCTGGATGTCTTTTACCACGAACCTTGCTGTTACGTTTGCCATAATTGCGAATCGTCGCCCGACAGCGTTTCGCTGTCAAGATTTTGCCAGAAGACGCATCACGATTACCGCCACTATCCATCCCACGAACACGAACACCGGAAACAAGCCTGTGACGTTTTTTCTTGCTTTCATATTGCTCAATTCCTTCCGGTGTACGTCGTCCAGTGTACGACGTGGTTGGCGTGAATCCAATCGAATGGCTCATTCCTTCACCTTCGCCAGCGCGTCCAGAGCGTTTCGAGCTTCAACGAAACATTCTGCTAAGGTTAATACTCGATTGCCATCACGAGCAGCAATTCTGGATAGCGCATCCACCAGCGGCTTCATTGACTCCACCAGCGGCTTGCGCACTTCTGCGTCGTGTTCTGCTATCGCCGCCTGTGCCTGTAGGAGTTGCTGTTTTAGTTCGTCGATACGCGCTATGGCTTTGTCGCGCAGTTCCTTTTCAGCAGTAAAGTTTCGATTCCGCTCGGAGGCGAGTTGCTGTTGTAGGTCTGCGACCTCGCGCTTGTGCGTTTTATCTGAGGCGGCGCGTTCGGCGTTGCGGGCGTCTGCGATTTTGTGAGCGTTCTCTATGTCCAACGCAACCGCGATTGGTTTCCAATTAGAATCGGTTATCAATCCGCCAATCGAACCCGTCCACTCCTGCCCCTCCGCGTGAGAGCCTCGCTCTTTTACGCGGTCGTCCGTAACTGGAAGGGAATCTGGTTTCTGGCGTCTTAAATACTCAACGATTTGCAACCCGACCGCAGCGACTTGCACCGCTTCCTTGAAAACATCATTCATCTTAGGCCCACCGAAACGAGCGTGAAGATCAGCCTCGCAAAGTTCCCCCGTTTCCTCATGGAGAATTTCCAACCATACAGGCATTTCGTGATTCTGTTCGCCCCACTTACGTTGTTGTGCTTCACGCTCTCGAAGAACGTCCTTTAGTGCCATTTGCTGCTCCATAGCTGGCGGCTGCTCGTGTCGAATCAGGTTGCCTTTGTCGTCCAAATCGGTTGCAGGGTTTATCTTGTGCAAGTTTGCAGCGACATCCCTGCTGGATTGCTCGCTGCGCTGTTGTGGTTCGTTGCTCATTTTTATCTCCTTCACCTTCTCCAGCGCATCGTCAATGATTGCCTTTTGCTCCTGTGTAAGCACTCGCTTTTGTAACTCTTCCAGCGCATCCACCAGCGTTTTCCTCACTTCCGCTATGTCATCCTCGTATTTTTCAAGTGTCACAAGGCAACGGGATTTCATCCAGTGTTCAATCACTTCCGCGTCGTGCTTGTCGAGCGCCGTACCTGGCGGCTGTGATAACGTTGTGATTACTGGCAAGTCCTTGTTCCAATCAGATGGCAATACGTGCTCGCTTCGCTGTGGTTGTGTAGCTGGCGGCTGCTCTGTTGCCGATTCGTGTTCTTTGATCTCACGCAAGGTTTTGGAATACTCTCGCAAGATGCGATCCATGTTCTCCGAGAACTTTTCATCGCTGCAATCTCCGTCCTCGTATTCGAGAAGTAATTGCAACGCAGTTTTCGGCTTGTCGTCCGTAGATAGCGGCTGCTCGCCGTAGAACTTGCCAATTTTATCTTTCCTGTAATCAGGCTCGCTGCGCTGTGGTTGTGGTTCGGGTTTCATTTGAAACAACCCCCGGAGTTAGTAGCGAAGAGCAGCGTGCCAGTCTTGCGCTGATGCCGGTTACTCGCAAACGCGTAGCTCGTCGGACGCCCCCTGCGCTTCCTCGCAGCCGGTTTAATTCGTGGTTTTCGTTTTTTTATGTCCATAATTTTGGGTTCATTCCACCGGGTAGCCGTGCTCATCTACACCGCACCACTCACAAGGCCCGTCTAGGCATCCAGTTAAATCGAAGTTGCAAGGTTCAGTCTCATCTGAACAACAACTCCCGTGGTATTTGGGGTCGTGCCCAACCATCATCGCATACACGCGATAAAACGGTGTCTCGTGCCGGCCACGGATGTTCGTTACCTGGGTGATTTTCCAAACTTCGTTACCGAAAATATGCAGGCTGCCGACGGGATAGTCTGACGCGTTGGGCGTTGAAACAATATCTTCACTGCACGCACGCCAGTAAAACCATGTAGTTAACTTTTTGATCGTTGTTTTTAGTTCCATAATCCTTCGAATCTGTTCACTGATGTCCGCGTGTAAAGCGCGGTGTAGCGCAGGTCTTTGTGCCCAAGATAATCCTGAATCAACCGCGTGTCGTAACCCTTGTTCGCCAGCGCAAACCCGCACGAGTGCCTAAGCATGTGGGGATGAACGTGCACGCTTAACCCCGCCGCCCTACCGATCCCGGAAAAAATGTAATTCAACGCCTGCCTGGTAAACGGACCGCGCTCGGACAGAAACAAGAATGGACTATTCACGTAGTCGGACGCCCTGCGGACCTTCACCCACGCCTTTAACGCCCGCACCTCATCCGCCGCCAATGGCTGCGTAGTGCTCAAACTCCCCTTGCTCCGCCCAACATACATACGGCACGCCGACCAATCTACCGCGGCCACCTGTAACCCCACGAGCTCGCTCACCCGCAGTCCATGCCGGTAGGTGAGCAGAGCCATAGCGTAGTTGCGTACACCGTTCCGGCCTGTCTTCGCTGCTTCGATGAACGCCACCGCCTCGCCTTCATTCAGGAAATTTTTCTTTCGCGGATCTACCGCTTCAGTCGTGTTCATCGCGGATCTCCTATGTTCCGCCGACGCGCCGTGTGTTCCGCTTCGGAAATTTCCTCAAGTTGCTGATCTTTCACAAGCCCAAGCTGGAAGAGCGCAGTCACGATATTGAACGCGTTGATTGGTATTCCTTTAGACAAGCACCAAGCCTTAGCCTGTTCCGCCATGTCGTAACGGTCCGAGAATAAATGCCGGCGACCACTCATGGCACCCTCCCGCTAAGGAATTGCCAAAGCCTCCACCAAAACCCGAGCTTCTTACTACAGGGATATAGCGAAACCGGAGTGTAAGTTATTGACTTGATCTTTCCTGCCTCGGGCGCGGGTTGGCATCCAAATCCGTCGTAAGTGTAAGTCACGTCGGGCTGTTCGATCCCTTCGTAATACACCTCAACTCGGTAAAGTTGATTATCCATTGTTGGGGTGATCCGCGTAAGTGTTGAGGGCTTCCAGAATCCCCGCCCTGGTCGGCTTGACGTTGATCACATTGATTATCGGGAATTGATCTAGCTGCAGCTCTTGTTCGTAAACCTTGTGTCCCTTCAAATACCTCACGGCCTCCGATCGGCTGGTGGTGTAGTGAAAGCCACGGTGTTCGCCGTTATTCGGCTGGTCTTCGTTGGCGATTAAACTAATCCTGTAGAATTTCATAAAGCTCCGTAACACGCATTGCTCGCCGCAGACCCGCGCGCCTCATGCGGCCTGCGCCCCTTCAGTAAGCATGCTTTTTCCTTCAAAGGCTCACAGTCGTCATACGGACATTGGCAATCGCGCTCGTGCTTCCAACACACCGGGCAAAAATCATCTGGATCCGGTGCACCGGGTTCTAATTCCCCCTCGTGATCGTGTGGTCTCATTGTCCTCCCATCTTAGCTAAGCGTTTGCGAGCGCAGGTAATTGACCTGCGGGCCGCTCCGATGTCCTGGAATCCACGCCGCCAAAGTTTTCGACCTCCCATGAAACTGATTGCCCATCCGTCATCGAGTAACGATATGTGACACCCACGTTCCCGAACGTGAGCATTCGCCCCTTCCCAGTTGATCTCGGTGCCACTCATTGAGTCTACCTTTTTAAGTGCCTGTTTTGCTGTCATTGCCCGCCCTCCGTTCCGAGCGAAAGCCTTCTAACCCATGATGGCGGTGGCGATCCCACTAAGCCTTGGTTAAACATTAGCGACCATTCTCGGGCTATGTAGGAATCGGGGTTGTCATCAGGATAAATATGACAACCCCCATTTAATGGAATCCCGGCGGCTATTCCCGCGAAGACTGCTTTGGGAGTGAGTCGGTATAACTTTGGCGAAATGCTTTCGGGGTATTGCCCAAGTCGTTTCATTTCCCATCCTCCCATTGCGCCACTTGGTTCATGCGGTTCACTTGGACACGGGCAAGGGACTCGGCGATGCGCAGCGTTGCCACGACGAGGGCTAAAGCGGCCAAAAGGGAGAGCCCGGCCAGTAAGCATGCTTTTTGCATTGTGAGTCCCCCTTGCTGATTGATTCGGCTTTAGTTACGTCGATCTGAATGTTAAAACGCTTCAGTTGATCCGCGCGCACCCAGCGGCGCGCTTCGCGCAGTAGCGCGTTTAACGCTGCGCGTGCTTCGTCGCGTTGTGCGACCACTTCACGAAACGCGAAGATGGCGTCGATGGGGTTGGATGCTCCACTCAGGAGCGACTGGAACGCCATGTCTTCGGCGCTCGGTTCCGGCTTAACCCCGAGCGGAGTCATGCCGGCCATTGCTGGTACTTGAGGTGTCTTCATTTCACTTGGCAGGTATCGACATCGTTTCGCTGTCGCAACCACTTTCTTTACAATTTTTCACGAGCTACCACCGAACATGCCGAAGTTCTGCGGAATAATGGCTCTGTCGCGCCACTTGCCGCGCTTATTCAACTCCGGTTGATGAATCTGGATGAGCAGTGCTTCGAGTAGTGGCACGTACGCGATCGGCCACGCCCACCAGGCTATATCGACGACACCGGTAGGACTAATGCGGTGATGGCGAACAGCGAAGCGTTTACGCAGGTCTATCGCGGCGCCGACATACAGGATCTCTTGTGTTCCGGATTTGAGTAGGAAATAGACGGCTGACGTGTTAGCCGGCAGATTCGGCCAGCCTGAGCTGATGAGGCGCGGCAGCGTGGACAGATCGGCATTGAGTAAGGCAAACCGTAACTGCTCGAAAGACGCCTGAACGAGTTCACCGACGCGAGTTAATTCCATCTCTTTACCTTACGACGAAGATGGGTCATTTTGTCCGCTAGGAGATTCGTCGGTCAATTCGAGAATCTCTTTACCTTCCACTGTCTTTTGTAAAGACTCCAAGGCGGCCGGCGATTGCTGCGCTTTAGCAAGCATGGCTGCAAAGTCGTCAACATCACCGTGAGCGGTGATCGCTCTAGCGACCGGCGTGCCCCACTTGTAGGCGAGAATCATCGCCGCGGCTTCTTGGCGAATCCGCTCGTCTGGAATGTCGATCATCTGCTTAGCCACAACGTCCCATATCGGTTTTGTCGCATCGAGCTGCTCGCCCAGGCGCTCCAAAGCCCGGTGAACAAACTCGTCGGGAATCTCGTGGAGCAGCTTGGCGAGTTTTTTCGCGGCTTTTTTAAGAACCTTGTGGCCCGATGCGTGCGCGCGAGGCTTCTTAACCGGTTTTTTAGGCTGTTCTGGCTCTTTCTCTGGTTCCTGTTCGCTCATTGCTTTGGCTTCTTGAACCCATTGACTAGCAATAGTGCGATGATTAAGAGCAGGAAGATTTGAATGACCGTGAGGTCATCGTGGATGATCGCTAGTGGGATTTGGTTAGTGAGATGACAAACGGATTGATTCATATTTTTTGGTTCATTCTGGCTTTGTCTGTTTTGATTTCAGTGTTCATAATTTTCGTTCCCATGGGTCGCCGCGGGAAAATGGAGCCAAAAAGAGGCAGAGCGAAGCGATAGTCCCACGGGCCTTTATTTATAAGGCCGTGGGAATCGCACTCTTTTTTGGCGTTTCCCATGCCGTGGGAATTATGCCGTGGGAATCCGTGGGAATTGGTCATAATCAGGTGGTTGCTTTTGATGCTTTTAGGAGCTCTCCATCTTTCTCGGTGATCAGCCCTTTCTTGTGTAATTCCATGAGGAACCGGTAGAACGCGGACTTCTGCATCCCGTGTTTTTCGTCCATTAGCCGGCGGAGCGCGACGGGCTTAATACCGTGAATCACGGACATCTGTTCGAGCAGCATTTCGGCTGAATAGACGGGCTTGAATTTGCCTTCATTTGACCCACTCCTGGCTTGCTTCAGGTCCGCGGGATCAAGCTCATTATCACGGGTGAACAACGGCCACGTCCATTTGACGACAAATGGCTCCATTGGCGGGTGATTACGGAGCGTTGTATCCACGGTGAAACACTCATCTGTATCATGCGCAGTCATGGTCAGAATCGAATCAGGATCCCGGGCAAACACGCCTGAGCCGCCGATACGATCGATTGACTCTTTAAGTGCCTGGTTGCCCTTCGAATAATGAGCGCCGAAGCCAACAGCAGCCCAAGTTTTAACCGA